CATAGCCATCATCCTGTGTTGGTGGTCTTCCTTTCTCATCTCGGTGTCTAGATTCAATACTGGAGTTCCTTCTTTTGCAATATGTATGCCCATATTGTCGGCAAGCAAAGTTTTCCCAGTCTTAGGCCTAGCACCAATAACATTGACTGTACCTTTTCTCAATCCTCCTCCGATTGAAAAATCGTATCTAGGAAATCCTGTAGATATGCCTATCTGATCGACCGACTCCTCTGCTAACTCCTCTAGGTGTGCCTCAACATCATCGAACATCTGCGTTGGAGACTCATCTTCTCCTGCAATAACAGAGGTCACATCCATGACGGCATCTTCAGCGATGCCAAGTATTTTTGCTATGGGTTCATCACCCTTGATGTCTAAGTACTTTTGTTTGGTTATGTCAAGCTGGTCGTACATCATTCGTGCTATTTCAAGCTTGCGAACCTTAGCGGCAAACTTTCTCAAGTTTTCCAATAGCACTGGAAACTTTATGACAGAAGACATATGTTGGACTTCTTGCGTATTGAAGAAGTCTGAAAATCCCAGCTCTTTAGCCGCTGACATCATTGTTGGTGCGTCTAGTGATCGAGAATCGTCTATCTCAAGCACATGCTTCATACATGAATACAGCACTACATTAGATTCATCCGTGAAAGACGACTCGCTAATAATGTCTGATACATCGTAATAAGCTTCAGCCCCATATCTAAATATGCCTGCTAGTATAGCTCTTTCTGCTGGTAAGTCGTTTAACATACTATCTGCCACCTGTTACGCAACGGTTACACTTCCATCTTTCTCTATTGTATACTTGTGAGGGAAACATTTCAAAGTCTTTCCCACATGAGGCACATCTAAATTTCTGTTTCTTTACAGCGTTTCTCTTGCCTCTATTTGGATTTGGCTTTGCCATTTTGTCAGACGCTTCTGCATCGGCTAGCTCTTTTCTCTCATCTGCGGTAAGGCTTATACTCTGCATCATATCGTCAAATTTATTAACAGGAGCATTCTTGTTGGTAGCAGCAGGAGAGTTCTTTTTTCTCTTACCCTTGCCTCTTCGCCTCTTCTTATTCTTTGGCTTCTGGCCTAGAGCTTCTCGAATCTCTTCTTGGCTAAACTGTTTTAGCAGTTTTTGTAGTTCTTCTTTATCCATGTCTATTTATCTTCGCTCTCTGTAAGTTAATGTATAGGTCACTAAGGTTTTTAACTGAGCTAGCTAAGTAAGTTAGCCTGTCTGCTCTCTGTTGAGCATATACCTTAATGCTATCCAGTTTTTTAGCATATCCATCTTCTTTAACAGCTTGATAGTATTGGCTGTCCCAAGAACCTTTATACTGCGACTCTCTTCCAGATACCATTTTCTTAAGGTTAGACGAGGCCCAGTTTACACGAGCTATCTCTCTATTGTATGATCTTTGCAAATAGAACGAGAAGCCGCCTAGTAGTAATGCTGCTTCTGCGCACTCCTCTACTGTGAGCTTTTCCATCTGTTGTCTAGGCATCGACATGTAGTTCTTCACAGACTGGTCATGAAAGTCTTCGGAGTAGCCGCCTATGCCTAGCTTCCCCTCATACTCGTCCAGTACAGAGTCAATTTGCTCTAGTCGTTCCTTTGCTGTATTCGCAGCTTCCACTTATCTGTATCCTCGTTATAAGGTAACTCAACGTATGTAATGTTATTATACTCGCACCACTCCTGCTTTCGCCGATCTTTTTTCTTCTGATTTACAAAATCCTGTGCAGAGCTGTGGAATAGAGAGTTAAATTTGTAGTGTTGTTGTCCATGAACTTCTACAACCAACTTAAGAGTGTTTATATAAAAATCAAAATATCCCTTCTCATATCTTGTCAGGGGGACAAGCACCTCTTCCATCACCTGAACGGTAGGGAATAGCTGTATGAGCAGTTCCCTTGCCGCTAGATGAAGTTTGGAGCGTGGACGCATTTCGTTCGCAGCTACAACGTAGCCGCTTAGACTCCACGTATGAATCTCATTGTTTAAATCTCTAATCTTCATATTAACTCCATAGCCCTTTGAAACAGCAAGACCTTGCAGATATGAGGACTGTAACATACTGCTTGAGGTGGTCTTGGAACCCCGACGTTTTGCTTATTCATCAACTTGCAGACATGAACGTCATAACATGCTGCTTCGGGTGCTGATGAGACCCGTGTCTTTCTATTAGTTTCTCTACAGATATTCTACCGTGATTTCCACATGGGACACCAGCCTCAAACATTTTATTTCCAAGAAAAGCTATGTTTTTTGCTGCGTTAAGATGAGACAGCTCCTCGTGGCCGCACTTTAGACATTTAAACTCGTCTACCGTCTTTCTGTTATCCTTATGGACATATCCACAAGAAGAGCACCTCCTTGATGTATTTTTGCAAGGAACAGCAATGAATGGGACTCCCTGATTTTCACATAGAGTTTGCAGTTCAGGGATAATCTTATCTTGACCAAACGTGCCCATGCTCTGACCAGTTTTGACCATATCTATGCATAATAAAGACTTGTTGTCCTTGACGACATCAACAATTTTTTCGCAAACCTTCTTAATCTCCGCATGAAGTTGCTTGTGTTTATTTATAACTTGTCTTCGCACAGCGCCTCTTTGGGAAGTTCTGAGACCTTCTTTTTTTGAGTTATTTATAGTCTTATTTAACTTCCTAATTTTATCAATTAGATCTGATACAACATCAGGAGCTGGGATCACGTCACCAGTATTAAAAACAATCCAATTATGCAAAGACTTGTTAATATCAAAGCCAAGAACCTTCTCTGGCGTATACTGCTGTACAAAAGGAACATCTACGGCAACTACAAAACATTTTTGTTTTACAATTAAGTTTCCTCCAAACTTTCCAGAGTCAATGTAATCTGACTTTATTGATCCTTTATACGGAACATTATAATCTCCAAATACTGTGTGGAAGATAAGCCTCTTATTCTCCTTATCTATCTCTACGTTTCTGTCCTTGTTATAAAGGCTTTTGTTTTTAAAGGTAATTCTAGGAATCTTCTCCCCATTCCTTTTGAAGTACCCAGCAAATCTCTCAAGTACATAGCCGACTAGCTGCCTCTCTATCCCCTTCCGCTTTTCGACAATAGGGTACTTGTCTAAGATGTATCTAATTCTATCTCTATATCCGGCCTGTGTGACTTCCTTTCCATCGCTCAGCTCTACATATTGACCAAGACCAACGGAGTTTATGTTGACAATCGAGCCATTGGATATTTCATCACGAACACATTCTGAGATTTCGTTTAGAAGAGAGTTTGTAAGGGTCAACATTTCTGAGAATTCAGCGCTATATTCAAGCCCCCAGAACTTAGCGTTCCTAATCATAATTCTAATCCTTAAAATAAGTTTTGAATGATAAAAAGCCCTTTTGTATCCACATTCACTTCGCAGCTAGGAAGGGCTATAAACCTACTGGCTCAGGCGTGAATGAAGCCTGCTCGTTTTGTAAACACTAACCATTAAAGTTAAGAACGAGATAACTTACTTTCTGAGGCTGATTAGAGGCCCCGACTTTTGATGAATCATATATTTGCAGTCAAGAAGCCTAACTTGCTGCTTGAGGCATATATGAAGCCTCTGATTCATACATAACAGACACATGAGGGGTTACGAGGGTTACCCTTTTCTGACAGAACCTTTCAAGCAACCCTTCCGCTAGCCCTTCCATGAACTCCTTTATAATTTCCATATCAGTTCCTGCTCTTGGATAATTGATCGCTGCTATTTCCCAGCCATCTTCAAGATAGCTTGAGCCACAAACAAACGCAGTTTTCGTGACTCTAAGCGGCACTGTAGTATCTACAGAATCTTGGTAGTCGCTAATAAATTTAGTCAAATTCCTTTCATAAAAAGGAACTTTAGTATCCTCATATATAGATCCTACGTACACTCTACACTCGTAAGTATCAATGGTTTTAGTTTTCATAATCAATCCCTACCATCTCGAAAACTTCTTTTCTAAAATTATTATACTCTTCTGGATTCTCTTCCAAGTATTTTGCCAAATTGACTTTACCTTGAATCTTTTCTCCATTTGGCAGCTTAAGCCATGCTCCAGCTTTGGAAATTAGGCCAAAGTCTATCATTAGGTCTGCCATCTCCATCTCTTTCCAGATACCTTTACCGTATCTAATATGGCTTTCAACTTTCTGTCCCGGAGGCCCAATCGCAGATGTTGTAATTTGCCAATGTACCGTTTGGCCTATTTGTGTGTCTCCTTGCATAAGAGCAGTTGAGTGACTTGCATGTAGCTTTACATCTACTTGATACTTGAGCGCACTGCCAGACTTTTCTACTTTGGCTTTTCCTCTACCAAATCTCTGGAGATTAGCCATCAGATGTGTAATACCAACTACTGTCACTCTGTTGATTGGCAGAACGTTAGAGATTCTTCTGCAGAATTTTGCCAAAACCTTCTGCACACTCATGACCTGCATGTCTGACAGGTCTCCAGTAAGCTCAGATTCACTCGATAAGGCTGAGAACGAGTCAACAATGGCTAGAGAGCCCGGCTGCGTGTGCACAATGTTATCAATAATGCTGAGGTACTTTTCCGCAGATAGAATGTTGCCCTCTGTAGATCCAATAATCTGCACTTTCTCTGCATCTAGACTTAGGTCTGTGATGCCTTGCAAATCTCTCTTCTTGAGACGGCCTTCAATGTTCGCGTAGTACACCTTTCTTTCATAATGCTTCTGTGCATTAGCGCAAAAGGTGAGAGCTGTTACAGTTTTGCCGACCTTCTCTGGGCCAGTCATAATAAATAATGATCCTTCAGGCACGCCTCCTCCAAGAGCTATATCTAGCTTAGGACCTACAGACAAGACTTCTAGTGGTCTTTCTGTTATTGAGGCGGGATCATGAAGGACATTACCATACTCTTTGATAATGTCTTTACTCATCCAAATCCCTTAACTTAGAAATAATTGATTTCTTATTATTGTTTGTTTTATGCTTAACTTCTTTTGCGTCATTGATATTATACTCGGTACTCGCCGGACGCTCAATAACTTGTTGCGCTTTTTCTTCAATTATTTTTTTTAGAAAGGGCGATCTTAAAGAATATGTAGACCAGCACCTCTTATCTCTGAGAGCAGCGACTATTGCCTCTTCTCCATGCTGCTTTATAAGCTTATTAGCTAGAGTGATCTGATACTTATAGTACTTGCACCACTCCTTATCTTCCCAGAACTTCATAGGGAGTTCTTTCTTCTCCCTCTGCGCTTTTTTCTCACAGACTAGTTCTGTTATATACTGAGATGCCGAGACCCAACCTCCCGGAGAGTATCGAGAGGGGTAACGGCTTTTGTCGCTTCTACTTTTTGCCAACTTTCTACTCCTTAAAATAAGTTTTGAAAAATAACCCTTTTGGAAATCCACTCTCTTCGCAGATAAGAAGGGTTGAAACTTACTGGTTAGGGCGAGAATGTAGCCCTTACTATCTAATTGATAGTGTGGATAGCCGAGTGTCTTGCTGGCTTAGGCATGTTTTGCCTTACGTTGTCAACTCTTTGAGAAGTCGCCTCTGTCATCACTACAAAGCCTTTGCTTTCATGCGAGCTTTTAGTCGTCTGAGTTTCTTCCTCTAACTCTAGCGTATCTACAAAAGATTGAACTAAGTCTTCGTCTCTTGCCAAAGCCTTAGCAATTTCTTTGACAGACATGTTATTGTCATACATGCCTTCAATCGCATACTGTTCTGTCTTTGTTAAATTCTTTGCGTTTGATAGCTTTCCCATTATGATTCTCTTTCTGCATTGTTCAACCAAGCTGTGTTCTTGGTTTTCAAAAACTTAATATATTTAGTAAAAACTTGTTCGTTAGTCTCTTTGAATTCCCACTCAGGTCTACCGGCATGTCGAAGCTGCTTTTTTGCCATTCCCTCTGAGTACATGCCAATAGGATTGAAAAGCTTTCCGTGCCGTCCTCTCTTGACATAGAATTTTGTTCTGCTGCCAACAGTGATTTTCTTTGCATAGCAATCAAAATGTTCTTCTTTGTCATCGTCTAGTCTGGGGTATCCAGCATCACATTTCCAAGACTGCTTTCCTGATATTGTGTACAGCTCAACGCCTTTGCCGGCGTTAACCTGCTTGTCTTCATTTATTTTATGAAACATTATCTATTCTTCTTTCTTCTTTTCTTTGTTGACTCTTTTGTCCACTTAGGAGATTCTTTTGGTCTGCTCATTTTAGACATGCCATCAGGGAGCTTCTCGGACAGAGTGTCCTTCTTCTTAGTTTTTTGATCTTGAACCATGTCCTCAACTTTGTTCTTACCAAGCTTCTTGCTTTGTTTGTCTGCATAATGACCAATAGTTTTTGTCTCAGACAACGAGTAGCTGTAACTGCCGTAGACATTATCTTCCTCATAGTCTCTATGGACAGGCTTTATCTTTTTACAGCAAGGACACTTCTTACTTTCCTTGTATTCAGATCTGTGACAGAATATCGACCACTTGTGGTCACAAGCATCACAGGCATAACTATATTCAGGCATAACATTCCCTAGATTAAGTTTTAATAGTCTATATACTATTGTACTCTTAAAACAGGTTTAGCCGTGCAATTTTCTAAGAATTTTTGCAACAATACCGCTGCGTATAATATCGCAATAATCTAGTTCGCAGATACCTACGCCTTCAACAAGCTCTAGCGTATCCATGCATCTCTCAAGGCCTCCGCTAGCATCTCCTAGATCTGTCTGCTTCAGATCTCCATTGATTACAGCCTTAGAATTTCTTCCTATTCTTGTTATGAACATTTTTATTTGTTCAAAGGTAGCATTCTGAGCTTCATCTAGAATCATAAAACATTCATGAAAGTTTCTTCCTCTCATGTACTCTAAGGGGCAAAGCTCTATAGTTCCATTATCCCTCAGAGTATCTACTCTAGTAGACGTTAGATACATATTCATTTCTTCGATGATTGGGACTAGATAAGGATTTATTTTTTCTATTAGAGTTCCGGGAAGGTGCCCTAACCCTCTTCCTGATTCAACAACAGGACGAGTTATAATTATTTTTTTTACTTTTTCTGACATTAGATATTCACATGCCAATCCTACTGCGACACTAGTTTTTCCTGATCCAGCAGGGCCAGAGCAAAAAGTCACATCTGACTCTTCCATCTCGTCTATATAGATTTGTTGATTCTCAGTCTTTGCTTTTAAAGACTTTCTTCTTTGAGGTCTTTCGTTCTGTGTCGTCACTTTTTTTCTTCTAGCCATTAATTACTTTCTACAGTTATGGTTTTCATTTCTGAATCTTGACACATCGGACACATTGGTTGAGAGCCCGGCTTGTGTATGCCGAGTTGGTGATGCGTCATAAGAATTGCTTGCATTATTTGAGTATCTCTGAGTTTAGCATGAATAGGCAGCTGTTGAAGCTCTGCAGAAATAGGTATACTTACTTGTATAGGTTTTCTTTTTTCTACTTCGGCTAGCTTTTTATATATGTATGCGCTTTGTAACATATTAACAAAGCAAAGTGTTGCTAGGACATAGACTGCATTTCTATAAAATTTCATTAGAATAATTCTTTAATAATCTTACCAGAATTGGCAATTTTCATAGGTCTGCCATTATTGCTAGTAAATGTTGTGCCAAGCGAAATGCCTAAAGCTTTACATACAGATGCCATAACATCTTGTGATGTATGCGGCTCTGTTTCAACTCTAGTTCCATCGGAGTTTGTTTCTCCAATAGCTATACCTCCGTTCATTCCGCCTCCTCCAACAACAACGCTCCAGCTACGCGCCCAGTGGTCACGTCCGGCGTTCTGGTTGATGCGGGGAGTTCTACTAAACTCTCCCATCCAAATAACCACAGTGTCATTAATTAACCCTCTTTGTTCTAAATCTTCAAACAAAGCGCTCATTCCTTGATCGAGCATAGGCAATTTTGTGTCTCTTAACATGGGGTGTATATTCTGGTGATTATCCCATCCCCCAAGATTGACTTCAATAAATGGAACTCCTGCTTCGACTAGTCGTCGTGCCATCAAGCATCCTTTGCCAAAACCATTATTTCCATATCTTTCTTTTACATCTTCAGGCTCTCCAGCAACTTTAAGCGCATCCATTTGTGAGCTTGTAAGAACATTAAAAGCTTCCTTTAATATTGCCTGATGCTCTTTTGCTGCTGAGCCCCTTCTTTGATTTATAAATTGACTTTCTATAGCGTCTAGTGCATACGCTCTTTGATAAAACCTTTGATCTGCTTTCATATCTAGGTTTCTTATTCTACCGTCACTATTAACAACGAACGGTGAATATTTAGCACCTAAGAAGCCAGCTCCCATACTTCCTCCCCCAACGGAGATAAATTTAGGAATAGAAACTTCCGGCCTTTGCAGCTGATGAGATATAACAGACCCGTAGCTAGGATGAGTCATATTTGGATTAGGGACATAGCCTGTATGCATGTAGTATCTTCCGCGCATATGATCCGCTTCTCTAGTACTCATACTTCTAATAATCGCAGCATTATGCATCTGCTTTGCCATAAGAGGCATGTGTTCGCAGATCTGAACATCTCCAGATGTGTTGATAGGTCTGAATGGGCCTCCTGTAGGTGCGCCCGGCTTCAAGTCCCAGATATCCATTGTTGAAGGACCACCTCCCATCCATAGCAAGATAGCTGACTTGCCATTCTTCTTTAGCTCATCTTCATTAGCCCTAAGAGATTCTATTAAAGATAACGTAGGGAACACTGATAGATGTTTTAAAAAATTTCTACGCTGCATAATCTACTTCCAGTTCTTCTCCAAAAATACAGCACGCATCGTGTGCCTTTTTATGTTCTGCATAAGATTCGTCATCAAGAGGAAGATACTCTCCATGGCTCCAGAGTTTTTTGCTACTACCATCGAAAGTCATGCAAGTGCATGCGAAATCGACTTCTACACATTCTTTGTCGATACGCACAACCTGTGCGATAGAGTACTCGTGTCAGTCGAATGGTGCGTTGCCTTCAAGTGGAAACTTTGTTCTTTGGACCCAGTCATTTATTTTAACCATTAAATTAACTCCTTCAGCGGCTCTCTATGATCTAGAAGATATTGAGGTCTTCCAGTGTTATCCAATAGTGTTGTGGACATAGTGTCAATGCCCAATGCCCTATACATGGTAGCGGAAATTTCTTGAATATGTACGGGTCTAGTCTCAGGAACTTCGCCTAATCTATTTGTAGATCCAATAATCTGACCATGATTGAATCCTCCTCCTGCTAGCAATGCTGCAGAAACTTGAGGCCAGTGATCACGACCTCCCTTTGGATTAATTTTAGGGGTTCTACCAAATTCCCCCCACACTACAACAAGAGTGTCATCTAGCATACCACGTTGGTCGAGATCTGTGACGAGAGCAGAAACGCATTGGTCTAGCTTACCCCCATGATCCCTTACTAATCCGAAGTTATCACCGTGACTGTCCCATCTTCCATATGACAGTGTGACAGAGCGTGCCCCAGCAGACACTAAGCGGCGTGCCATAAGAACATGCTCATTGACTGTGGGCGCTCCGTCATACTGAAACTTAAATGGTTTGCCGTCACCATACATTTCTCTGATCTTTGGATCTTCCTTTGATAAATCTAAAGCATCTACTAAAGAGCTTGATGTAAGCACCCCAAAAGCTTCTTCAGTAAAGGTGTCTACATCGACCGCCTTATCTATAGTTGTATTGAGTTGTGCAAATCCTGTCAATAATTCTTTGCGGTTTTTGAATCTTTCAACCTGCATATTAAGCTTCAGGTCTTTCATCATCTCACCATTTGGCTTAAATGGCTTATGTGTATCGCCTAAGTATCCAGCACCACCAGCCTCTGACCAAGGCGCATGTTGCGTTGGATCTGCCAACCCTACTGCAACTGGCACAGCAGGGTCAACAGGTCCAAGAATCTTAGAGGCACACGCTCCAATAGCGGGGTAACTAGTTCCAGACACCATGTCTTTACGACTCCATCCAGTAACGCACTGGTGCCCGTCATGTGAACCATCCGAACCTACTACTGAGCGAATTGCTGTGAACTTATCAAATATAGAAGCTATTTTAGGGAAACACTCTCCGATCTGCAGTCCCGCCACATTGGTCGGGATCGGTTTGAATGGTCCTCTTATTTCTGATGGCGCTTCCGTCTTTATATCCCACATGTCTTGATGTGGAGGGCCTCCTCCAAGAAAGATATTGATAACAGCTTTATGTGATGTACCATTAATCTTTTGAGCCTGTAATACCTGTGGCATGGAGAGGACACCTAGACCTCCAACCGATAGAAAACTTCTTCTCGATAAGCTAAGCATTTTATACCTCCAATTAAGCGATGCACTTAGGGCATTTACACGAATTTTCACAAATGCATTCAGCGTCTACGCAAGGGCATTGGTCTACACAACTTTCACAAATCACAGCGTCTTCTCCTTTGTTGAACATTTGTTTAATTTCATCTTTGTTCGCAATACATATTGCAACTACTACAATAATAGCTATTAATGGAATTCTTTTTTTCATATTTATCTCCAAACTAAAAAATTAAATAATTAAATTTTGAATGACTTTACCACCATCTACAATCTCAATAGGTCTATCTCCGGGAGCCATAAGCTCTTTGTCAGGGACAATGCCTACCCTATTATATATCGTAGAGGCCCAATCTTCTACAGTTACAGCATGTTCTTCTGGTTCACTAGCGGTAGCATCTGACTTACCATATACTACGCCACCTTTTATTCCTCCGCCAGCCATTAATGTACTAAACACTTTAGGCCAGTGGTCTCTTCCTGAGTTGGCGTTTATCTTTGGAGTTCTTCCGAACTCTGACGCAAGACATACTAATGTAGAATCAAGCAGACCTCTTTGGTCTAGGTCTTCAATAAGAGCTGCTAAGCCTTGATCTAAAGCAGGAACCTGTCTTCTTATTCCAGCTTCAATATTATCATGCATATCCCAGCCACCATAAGTGAGTGTGACAAACCTTGTTCCAGCTTCGACTAACCGACGAGCCAGAAGCATCCTAGCTCCAGCGGTGTTTCTGCCATACCTGTCTCTAGTGGCAGAATCTTCTTTATTTATGTCAAAGGCATCTCTAGCTTTTTCGCTGCTTATTAGGCTATACGCACGATCATAAAAAGAATCTACAGCATCAAGAGAGTCTGATTTTTCTTTGTTTGCAAAGTAATCGTTTACAGCACCAAGCATTTTACGTCGAGTTCCAAACCTGCCGTCATTAACTCCATTAGGAAGCTTCAAGTCTCTTACCTGAAATCCATCACTAGCGGGATCAGAGCCTAAGCTAAATCCTGAAAAAGAGCTACTTAGATACCCAGTTCCTGCGAATTCGTTAGGCTGATTGGGGATACAGACGTAAGGTGGTAAGTTATGACGTGGTCCAAACTCATGCGCAACCACTGAACCAATGGAAGGATATTGGAGTGCTGGACTAGGTCTATAGCCAGTAAACATGTTATGTGTACCTCGTTCATGAGCTGCTTCTCCATGTGTCATGCTACGAATAATTGAAATCTTATCCATCACCTTTGCGGTGTTTTTCATCATCTCATTAAGTCTGATGCCGGGAACATTCGTCTCGATACTGGACATTGGGCCTCGATACTCCAGAGGAGAAAGAGGCTTCGGATCAAAGGTTTCTTGATGAGCAGAGCCTCCGGGCAAGTAGATATAGATGACAGACTTAGCTGGCCCTTCAATACTTTCATAGAATTTCTGATCTGCTTGAGCTTCTTTGATCCTAAAATAATCCGATAAGCCCAGTCCTACGCCGCCCAACATACCAACATGCATGAATGAGCGACGACCAATTTTATTTCCTTTACACTTCATATTTTTTTCCTACCAAGCTTTACATGACCAATAACGGGCTTTCCATTTTGGTCCGGGATTAGTGTCACATTGATGTCTAGCTCTGAAACTTTTTCTTCGAGCTGGATTATCCCTTTTGATCTCCATGTTAGGATCACCAAAGTTGACTTTAACTACATTGCCTTTTTCATTTTTGACATATACAGACATCTTCTTTGGCCCATCAGGTGTTCTGAAAGGTTTGTTAAGAGTGACTTTTCTGCCTTGATATTCTGCGCCCTTAGCATCTTCGCCTTTGTGAGCACGATACCATTTCCTAAACTCGTTTTCATCCTTGCCGGGAATGTAAAGAACAGTCCCATCTCCAGTCTTTGTAGTATGAACATTATTGCTCAAGTCATCAAACCTTTTAGCAAACTTCATGGCTGCTTCTTTAGTTCTAAAAATATGGTCTTCCATCGGCCCAGCTTTGTGAGCCTTAGAGCCTGATACAGGAACTAGGACTCGACCATTCTTTTTATAAACTCCCCTTCTCTTAAACATGTAGATCTCACCAGTTTGAGGGTCTTCATATTTATATCCCATGTGTCCTCCATAGCCTTTCTTGTAATGATGAGGACCCTTTGTCGTAGTCTTTTTCATATACTCTTCGTGCGTTTTGCCCGGCATATAAACAGTTTTGCCATCATCGGTCTTATGGGTATGAACTTCATCCAGTCCAAGCTCTTTTGCTCTTTTCATCGCTTCTCCGGGATTATCAAATACATCAGCATCACCCATAGAATACTTTTTCTTCATGGCTGAACTTGGCGTTTGATCCTCATCAGGCTCTGGAGCATCCATTACTTGAGATTTCTTTTTACCGGCATCCTCTTTCTTCTTCTTCTTTTTATATCCTGCATCTTCAGATTTTTTCTTTGGCTTTTGAGCTTTTTTCCAAGCGTCTGGTTTAGGTCTATCCTTATCTCCCGGCTTTGCCGGTTTATAATTCTTTCCTTCTCTTTCTTTTTTCTTTCTAATATTATCCCAAAGGCCCGGTTTGCCTTCAGCAATATCCCATTCTTCGGTGTTTTCTCCAAAGTCAACATAGTCTTCGTCATTAGGAACTACAAAGTTGGCCTCACTTAACTCTTCTGTGAAACCAGTCTCACTGAAAAATTCTTTAATTTCTTCAAACATTATAAAATTACCTTTGCTTCGCCTTCTAGTAAGTATCTTGGGCGACCACCATTATCTACACGCTGAGTTGCTGTGTCAATACCAAAGTGATCAAATAGTGTTGCCTGTAAGTCTAGCGGGCCTACAGGATTCTCAATTGGGTTATAAGATCTGTCCGCTGCGCCGATAGTTCTTCCTGATTGGTAAGAACCTCCAGCCATCATCATTGGAGTAATGGCAGGCCAGTGATCTCTACCAGCGTTAGCGTTAAATTTTGTTCTACCAAATTCTCCAGTAACAACTAAGAGAACCTTTTCACTCATGCCTCTGTCTTCGATGTCTTGCAAGAAACCGGCAAGAGCTTTATCTAGCGGAGGAACTTTACCCTGCATCGCTTTAGAAATATTGCTATGCATATCCCATCCGCCATAATGCAATGTTATGAACTTAGTTCCATTTTCAGCTAATCTTCTAGCTAATATTAATTGCTCTCCAATGTCCTTGGCTTTACTAGAACCGTATAAAGCTTTCGTTGCTTCAGATTCTTTTTCTACAGCAAATGCCTCTTTCGCAGACCCTAGAATAACATCATACGCTTGGCCTTTGTAGAACTGCACCGACTCTGCGCCCTTGCCTGATACTCTTGCTGCGTCTAATCCTCTGAGCAAGTCTTTTCTTGTTGAGAATCTGTCGAGCTCAACTCTTGGTGTGAGATTGTCTTTATTGGATGGATCAAATGGTTTAAATGCTCCACCCAGCCAAGCACCCTCATCACCTTCGATTTTACCTTGTTTAACATATGTAGGTACTCCGTTGCTTGGATGATTTGCACCATAGACAGCTGAAACAATGGCCCCAAAAGAGGGGTATTTTGCCATTGATGTGGTGCTTCTTTCTGGGTTGTATTGCCCAGTCATCATGAAGTGTGTGCCCTGTCTGTGAGAAGAGTCTTTATGACTAAAAGAATTTACTACATTGAGTTTTGATGTATGTTTAGCAAGCTCAACCCAGTCTGCTCCAAGAGTTATGTTAGTCTTTGCATCATGTATAGCACCATTCACTGGCTGCCATTCTGAAGGTACAGTGTCATTTGGAGCATGAAAAGTTTCAAACTGAGTAGGGCCTCCTCCCAGCCACACCCATACTACTGTTTTGTCTTTATAGCTACTAAAATCTTGCGATCCAAGAGCATAGTCGGAAAGGCCTATAGCTGACATACCAGCACCAATAGACCCTATTCTTAGAAAACTTCTTCTATCAAATATAAAATCAATCATAGCTAACTCCAGAAAGGACATGGGACTATATACATATACACCTAAAAGTCGTCAACCAGTGTGCCTACTGAGTACTCCGTGACTCTTGTTTCAAAGAAGTTCTTGCATTTTTCTAGGTCAATTATCTCACTCATCCACGGGAATGGGTTTTGAGCCTCGCCAAATGGGGATGGTAGCCCTAGATTTGACAGCCTTCGATCTGCAATAAATTGAACATAATCAATAAACATGTCTGAGTTTAAGCCTAGAATTCCTGTAGGAAGAACCTCTCTAGCGTATGCTAGTTCAAGTTCCATAGCTGTTTCTATGTGAGCTAAAGTCTCTTTCTCAAAAGATTTTGTCCAGACTTTAGGATTGTCTTCCCTTATTCTATTGATCATCTCTGTGCCGAACTTGATATGTAGGCTTTCGTCACGTAGCGTATATTGAATTTGCTCCCCGATTCCCGGCAATTTGTTCTGTCTATTAAAAGATAACAACATAGCAAAGCCAGAGAAGAAGAAGATTCCTTCGCAGATAATGTAGTATGTAATAATATTTCGAAGGAACTCCCTCTTACCCTCTATGGTGTTTATGTTAAAGTCTGAACGATTGATATCAGTTGTGATGTTCATCAGGAAATCATCCTTTGCTTTGATGCTAGGGATTGAATTGTAAGCCTGATATACCTCATCAATATCTAAATTAAGAGAATCACACACATATACGACAGTAAGATTGTGTAGGCTCTCTTCATATGCTTGTCGCAATATATATTGTCTACACTCAGGGTCTGTAACAAACTTAAAAATACTAAGCAGAAGATTGTTAGCAACGAGAGACTCCGATCCTGCAAAGAAGCCTAGACACCTTTTAACGACCAGTTTTTCATCTTCAGAAAGTAAATTGGATTTCCATTGCTCGATATCTTTTGCCATAGAAATTTCTGTTGGCATCCAATTGTTGGCTGCTCCGTCGATGAATAAATCCCAAGCCCATTTATTTGTATGGGGCAAAATCTGATTCACGACAGAAACCTTGTCTGATATAATTTCTTTACTTTTTTTCATCTTGCTGTAATCTCTTAATTATCTCTGTTAATAAGTCCTTTACCTTTTCAACTTCATCTGGCTTCAGCTCTAAGTTATATTTTAGAGGAGATGTAGATGATTGTCTAAATTCTACAAATCTCATTGGCAACTCTCACATCCCGGATCTAAAATAGAACAAGCCTTTGGCTCATTAATTATACCCGCATTCTTATCGTTTACTTCAGAAATTGTTGACTTTTCTAATCTAGTAGCTGCTTTGCTTCTAAGATAGTATGTAGTTTTGAGACCTTTCTCCCAAGCGTACATATACATGTCATTCAGGTACTTAAGGCTCTCATGTTTATTGTACAAGTTAAGTGACTGGCCCATATCTATCCATCTCTGCCTAGCAGCAGCAGCATCTATAAGGGTATGGAAATCTACATCAAAAGCATTTTTAAATTGAGCCTTCAGGTCTTCGTCTAGATCAATAAGAGCTGTGACATCTCCATCTACACTCTTCAAAGCATCAACTAGTCCTTGAGACCATATACCCTTCTTCTTAGCCAGAGCCACAAAGTGCTCATTTATCATAGTAAACTCACCACTCAGTGTTGAATATACAAATAGCACTGAATAATCAGGCTCAATGGACTGAGAGCAGCCTTGTATGTATGAGATTGTAGCAGTAGGAGCGATAGCCATCACATTCGAGTTTCTCATCCCATAAGTTTTTACTAACTCTCTTACGCAATTCCATTCTTCAAGACTCTCAAAAGAACCTCTATCTTCAGCAACAGCTCTGGGATTTCTTTGAGATAACATTTCACAGTATGTGTCTACAGGGAAATTTCCTTTGTCCCACTCAGATCCACCAAAAGCAGGATAAGTTCCCTTTTCTTTTGCTAACAATGAGGATGTTTTGATGGCGTGCAGAGAAATAAATTCCTGTACCCTATCGCAGAGATCAACAGCCTCTTGAGAATCATATATGATCCCAAGCTTATGCAACATGTCATGAGTGCCCATAATTCCCAAGCCGACTGGACGATTTTTAATATTAGAATTTTCTGCCTCTTTGGTTGGGTAAAAATTCAAGTCGATTACATTATCTAGTCCTCTGACTGCTACTTCTACTGTCTTTTGTAACTTCTTCCAATCTACAGTCCTTACTTTTATATGATTGGAAAGATTGATACTAGCCAAATTACAAACAGCCGTTTCTCCGGTTTCTACAACTTCGCCCTCATCATACACAGTTGGCTTAGTGTGCAGTAGGATCTCGGTGCAGAGATTAGAGGAGTGAACTACGCCTGCATGCTTGTTACTATAACGTATGTTTGAAGGATCTTTAAATGTTACCCAAGGATGACCAGTTTCAAACAACGACTTAAGACATTTTTTCCATAAATCTTTTGCAGGTATTTTTGCAAAGTTTTTAATCTCCCCTTCGTCTGCCATCTTCTTATAGTGTTTGTATAGTTTAGAGAACTTAGACCCATACGTCTCATGTAAATCTGGACATTCAGATGGATCAAATAAGTACCAGTCCAACTCCTTGGAGACATGAAGCATAAACTCGTCACAAATCCATAAGGCTGTGTTCATATCATGACATCTTCTTCTGTCGTCTCCCGTATTCTTTCGAAGATCTAGGAAGTCCTCTACATCAAGATGCCATATTTCTAAATATGCACATCCCGCACCTTTCCTCTTTCCTCCCTGATTGACTCCAACTAAGGTGTCGTTGAATATTTTAAGCCAAGGAACTAATCCAGAAGAGTTACCATTTGTGCCTTGAATGTAGGCTCCTGAAGATCTGACAGGAGTCCAATCAACACCTAAGCCTCCAGCATACTTTGAGAGCCTTGCTTGCCCATGAATTGTTCCAAATATACCGTCAATGGAATCGTGAACGGTGCTAAGATAACATGAAGAAAGCTGTGATCTTTTTGTTCCACTATTAAATAATGTAGGTGTAGAAGGGGAGTATCTAAACTCTGACATCATATTATATATTTCAGCCGCTTTTTCTTCCTTATTATCTTCATTTAAGCAAAGCCCCATAGCAACCCTCATATAAAATGCTTGAGGGGTCTCCATTCTTCTCTGCTCAATATGGATAAAATATCTGTCATAAAGAGTTTGGATGCCTAAGTATTTGAAAAGAAGATCTCTTTGCGGAAACAATTTTTCAGATAATAACTTAAGGTCATAAGCCAGCAAGTCCTCACTCAGTCTGCCTGCCTTCACTAGCTTTTTAATATTTTGTACAAAGGATTTTCTATATTGGAGTTCGAATGTATCGCTATCTACACCTTCCCCAAAAACTTCTTTGTAAAGATTGTTTAGCAGAAGTCTAGCTGATACATAAGCGTAGTTAGGCTCTTTTTCAATCTTGGAGCGGGAAGACATAACTAATGCCTTATCTATTTCTTTTGTTGGTATTTTATCGTATAGTTGCAAGCTGGCATCTAGAACTATTTCGCTAACCGACACGCTGTCTAAGCCAGTGGTTGCTCTCTCTACACACTCATTAATTTTATCTAAGTTAAGTTCCTCTAATCTTCCATTGCGTTTCTTTACTTTTTTATTGTTGTCGCTCATCTTGGCCTAATCAATTCTCAACATAAGTTTGTGTTTGTAACTATTTCAATTGTACTCTTAGAACTGTAATATCTCGTACAGATAACATAAAAAAGCCCACCTTTTCCAAGGTGAGCTTGTAATTTTTAAAAAAAGCGACACTTGAGTAATTCTCTCTACCTGCTTACTGCCTCAAAGGGAACGTCGTGTTTTAGTCTGTAAGCCTAATGAAGAAAATATCGCTTAACCAGAGAGGTGCCGCTTTAGCGAAGTATAGTTTGGTATCGCTCTATTATACTCTGGTTGTCAATGTTATATACACCTCCGTAAAAGTTGCCTATTCTTCTTTCTCTAATTTTTTAGCAACACACTCGCAATAATTTTTAGAAGCTGCATTATGTTTTGGATATGTGATCATAACATAGCCTCTTCCATGACACAGTTTGCAATTTTTCTTTGCCTTTTCTTTTGCTATAAGCGAATCAAATCCGCCTCCAAATCCTAAATCTAAATCCTTAATGTCCATTTTTATTTTCCTTAAAACCTAAAGTGAAAAAAGAAGCCGTGAAAAGGTGCTGGATAAATCGGCATTGGCTGTGGTTGTATAATCACAGGTGGCTGAACAATCACTGGAGGATAGTAGCTTGGGGCTCTGTAGTACCTAAAGTGGGGGTTAGGTCTGTAATAGTTATAAAAGCCAAAACTGTGCTTAGGCTGAACTTTTGGCTGCTCAGGCTGCTGCTGGGGCTTCTGCCACTGTTGTTTTCCGGGAATCGTTGGTCTTGCCGTAGGAGGTCTTGTAAACTCTCTAGGCTGATTACGAACCACTTGTGGCTTTTGAGGCGCTTGGATGACTTTTCTTTGCGGAGGATCTGCCATGACAGAAGGTATGCTGAATGCAAAGATTGACATAAATAAGATAAATTTTTTCATTTCTTTCTCCTTATAAAGTTAGGTATACCTAACATATTAAACGTCAACCATGAAAAAAAGGGACGGAAAATCCGCCCCTTTCCGTAAATAAATTCCATTTTATTCGGTAGGTCTGAGAGAGTCGCCAACGATCCAACTAACTCCGATTGCAGCAACCGTGTTAGCCGTTTCTTCAGGAATGCCCAAGGTGTCATGCAGAATAACTACAACTACACTACCTATAGCAGTCCAAAAACGACGTGATTTTACTAAGCTTTTGAGCTTTTCAACCATATCAAATCTCCTTTTAAAAAAACAGTGTTATATAATTATACTTTACTTATGGTGTTTTGTCTAATGATTCATTTATTTTTTCAAGAGTTTCTACGATTTGTTCATGCCTTTTATCTTGTCTGGTTTGAACATCGTCTATTATATTTTCGTAGTGCTCCCGTTGTATATTGAATTGCTCTGTGAAGCTGTCCTGCATATCAGAGACTTGCTTTTGATGACTTGGGAACACAACTTTTGTTGTATACCATAGATACCAACCTAGCAGCCCAGTTGCAGAGATAGTTCCCCACTCGAAATTAGGTATGGCATCTCCTGCGGCTATTAAAAATGGCGGCAAAAATGCTAATAAGGCTTTCATCGCTGTTTCCCTTTAACTTGCTAAAAAAAAGAGAGAGGGGCAAATCTCTCTGCCCCTCAATCGAAAAACGCTTACCATAGATACCTTGGCTTGTAGTCCAAGTTCGTTGGAGCATTTGGCGTACCAGATGCCGAGAACGCTGTGAGTTCACCCGGTCTAGCGCTGGTAGGATTAGCTGCGTGGTCAACGCCACTAGCCTTAAGGGTTGGCGATAGGTCAACTCCATTAGCAATGTCGTAGCCACCAGTATTTGCAACAGTAGGGTCAGAAGACCAAGTTCCAGTATATTCGTTCCAGTTGCCTGCACGAACAGCTGTCTTGTATAGTCTATTTCTTACAACTGCGGCCTGATGAATAGCATCACCTTGAGCAGAATCACTAGCACCGAATACAAGAGCATTGTTTGAAACTCCACCAATAGTGGTAGTAGCTTTAACGATGTTTGAGAATTGACTCTGCTGATTCCAAGTTCCAAGACCAGCTTGGAAGTTGTTAACACCAGAGACGATAGTGGTGATAGGATTGCCTTCGCCTAATGAATTTGCAGAAAACTTAGTGCTTTCTGAAATTGTTCCGCCAGCACGGATGTTGCCTTGATCATTATCAATGCCGCTAGGCTGACCATTTGAGCCGTATGCGCCAGTAGTTGGCACGGCTGCTGTGATATCAGTAATAAAATAGCTCATTTTTTATACCTTATAGTTATGAGCCGATAAAAGTCCTATAGTTCCTAAAAAGTAAAAATCCCTTCCCTTATAATAAATCTATACACTAAAAGTAGAGAACAAGTTAAGTGAATAAACTCTTAATCCAAAAATATTAGCCCGAATAACGGAGTTATATTGCTTTTCAAGCCATATATGTCCATTGCATATGGTGTTTATATTAGTTTTTTGCTCTATGTTTGAGCATAATAACAGATTATCATATATGTCATCATTATGGAAGCCAGAAGCAGGAAGTATATAGTTTACTCCTAAGTCCTGTGCTAGTCTTGCAATCGCTATAGACTCAGACATCGGATACAAATTGTGCTGCAACATTATTCTAAGTTCTGAGCCATAATCTGCACACATCCTAGAAAAAGTTTTTATTTCTTTTTCAATGCTGTCGTATTTTCTATCTTTTATAAGATACGGGTTGATAGGCACATCAATGAAATCTGCTCCTCTTTTCAAGCACACCAAGACCTCATGTTCGCGTACCTTTTTATCAGATGTTCCTGTAGGAAAGTCTATTGGAACAGCTACGTCCACAGTCGTGTCACTAAGAAACGTACACACTTGTTTTAGAAGATATTGAGGTATTCCGACCGCATGAAAGCCTATAGATACAGCATCAAAGATATCTCTAGTTTGACTTTCTGTGTTTTTATAATGAGAACTATTATAGTTGCAAAATTCTAGATACATTCTTGACTATCTTATCTACTGTTTCCATTCCTTTTTCACCAACTATGTGATCACAGAACCCATATTTGATACTATCCTCAGAAGACATCCACCAATCCTCTTTAGACTCTAGCTTTCTTTTTATATAAGATTTAACTTGAGACTGCTTTTTGTCCTTGAAGAATTCACCTGTTTTCATACAAGGCTCTGTATACATTTGATAAGTCCTAGATCTTAATATTGTATCCCATTGAGCCCCAGATAGAACTTGCCTGTAAGTTCCTTGTGTAGCAGTATATCCTTCATGAATCATCCAATCGCAGTTAGGCATTGTTATCCTCTTTCCTTGAGGAAAAACTGCTTGAGGTATTAGACTTGCCATAGAAGCTGCTATGCCATAAGAAATGATTACAAACTTGCATGTGCTGTATTTGATAGCATCGTATATTACCATACCATCGTACCAGTCTCCTCCAAGGCTGAACGAGTGTAGTACTATAGGATTTTTCGACTCGGCTTCTAATAACCTAAGATTTTTTAGGAAATGAGTAGCTGTCTTAGTAATTATTTCGGAATCCTCTGACTCCAAAGGCAGCAAGAACATTTCCCGAGTACTGCTGATGTAGCCATTGAAGTCTAAGTCTTCAGAATGTTTTTTCATTAGGTGCTTTCCAGTAGGGCCTTCCTTACCTTTGCCATTGCATCCCTATCTACAAAGAGTTTTGCAACAGATATTCTGAATCTGTAGGGTGTTAATATGTCTACTGACTCTATTCCTTCTACAGAACCTATGATTTTGCTATGCTTCTTTAGTAACTTGAAGTTTGTATGACCCACCCAAAATTTGAAGTGATTACTCGCTAGAGACTGTTCGGTTAATGGCATCATACCAAAAGGAGTCATGATTGTTTTTATAGATGGCATATTTGCCATTGACTCCAGCTTCTCCATCATTTCTGGGTCTATATCATACTCTAGGTCTTGTAAATCTTCAAACTCACTTAGGGCTTGATCTATCTCATCTATTTCTTCTTGATAGACATCTACCCATTTTTCCCAGTAAACTTCATACTCTTGAGGATAGTTAAAAGAATTGCTCATAATACATGTCTCTTCTTTTTATATCTAATGTTGTTGGTTGTTCAGGCCAAATACACTAGAAGGTTTTACTGCTAGTTTTTCATATTCGTCCGAAAAGGTTTCCTCGTTTCTTAGCCAGCTTAGATACATATTAGTTAAAAACTCTTGTCTATCAGCGTCATCTCCAGCCCAGTTGGAGTATGCTTCTGTAAAAAACCCTTTTAGGTTGCCTGAATTAATAAAATGAAGCAGTAGACCCAAAGTTTCGGATGTGTCTTCATCCGTCTGATTTACTTCAACAAGTATGTTAAAATCTCCAGTGAATCTATCTAGTCTAAACTCTATAGTCGCAGAGCATTCGTCTTTAGCAATATAGCTATCGGGCAGCTCCTGCTCTGGTTCGACATCTTCAATCTTATGAGTTTTTGAGAAGAGGTTCTTAACTGCTGTTAGGTATCTTATCATATAATATTATACCCCATAATTGGTAACATAAAAGTTGAGTTATGTTTTTTGTTTCTGTATTTCGTACCACAATAAACCTATGTTTGCAAGAGCATAGGCAAACCACATAAGAGAGTGCGGATAATCTTTATCTTTTATACAGGATATAGAGGCTATTGTGTAGCATATAGAAGTAATTGTTATAGCACATATAGCATACATGTTTACATCCTGTTTTGGTCAAAGAAGAACCATCTTTTGTAGTGCTTTATATCTCTACCGCTATCTACATTGATCAGATACTCTAGTAGGTCATGTATAGAGCCAAATATATGTTGATGAGGGAGCATGAAAAACAACCAATTAGGAGCATTGTTTTTGCCTTGCTGCGACCAAACTAACACAGGCTTTTTTTGACTATTGGCAACCGCTATTTCTTCGTATGTTCCACATGCATGTACATCTGTATCTATAGAAGCTATAATGAAATCAGATATATCGACGCATCTAAGGTCTAAAGTCCTTATAACCCCATATCTTTTCCTAATCTCTTCAAACTGACCAGACTGCTTAAGTCTCTCTATTTCAAACCTAGTGCTTTCATCTTCTAGTCCAACCTCAACGGGCTTATCACATGGATTAAGTACCGTAACGCCCATGGATTTCAATATAGGGGTTATTCTGTTTCTCCATCCAACGCCTCCGTCTGCAACCCTATCCATTGCCCCAGCCAAGTAAGTTCTCATTCCAGTCAATTTCATTTGCCTGTACTCCCAAATCCAGCTTCTCCTCTTTCTGTATCGTTAAGAGAATCCACTTCTTCTAAATTAAACTCAGGCGCTTGCTGAAGTAAAATCTGAGCTATTCTGTCTCCGTACTCTACATGATATGTGTCTCTAGAAGTGTTGTGCAGACAAACTTTTATATGCCCTCTATATCCAGAATCAATTACACCTGCATGTCTGTGGACTCCCTTAACACCCATAGAAGATCTGTCCCATATCAACCCTACATAGCCTTCTGGTATAGCCATTGAAATTCCTGTAGACACTAAGACTGTAGCTCCTGCTGGAATAGCAACCTTCTCGGAAGAATACAAGTCGTATCCTGCGTCGGAAGGATTACCCTTAGTAGGTAGGGTTGCGTTATTATGTAATTTCTTAATCTTTAGACTATGCATTGATCGCCTCCTTAACCTTGTTAGCAGTAACTGCCCAGCTCATATTCTGAGCAGTCTTTATTCCTTCTTTATTCACAACATCGCCGTCTTTTTTCCATTGCTCATATACTTCTCTTAGAGCTTCCACAAGGTCATTTTCAATTCCTTTTAGCGAAGCCCAGTTGCCTTTATCTTCTTCTCTAAAGTACATGCCGTCAAAGGCTTTTTCTAGAGACTTAGGTTTTACTTTATAGCTGTTCTCATCAGTGCAAAATTCGGTATGTGCTGAGTAGTCTGTCGTTACCACAGGCTTTCCACAAGACATCATTTCTAGCAGCTCTAGGTTCCAGCCTTCAGCCCTGCTTGGGAAGAAGCCACAGCTAACAGATCTCATTATGTCTGACAGTTCTTTATGAGTATTGCACCTATTAAGAAGTCTTACTCTCGGATCTTGCATATAGTAGTTGTTCCATTTCTGATTGTACTCTGGGTTTGCCACAGGATTCTGACACATCATCCACAATTCCACATCAGTGTTATCGGGAAACGCTCTCTGAAAAATCTCCAGCATCACATCGTGACCTTTTCTGACCTCCCATTTACCACAGTTGAATAGAATAAACTTTTCTGTAGGTTGACTCTCCCTGTTATTATAAAATATAGTTCTATCAACTCCTAATGGAGCTACAAACACATTACTATCCGCAACTTCTTTTCGCACAATATCTGCTGCCCATTGGCAAGAGGTGATTACCTTTTCGCATTGCGCAAGGTGATGCTTTTTTTGATCATTGAACTCATCTACTTCAAAGAAGGGGAATGCAATCAGATCTCCTTTGCCTACTCTAACAGACATATCAAACTCATGCCATATCTTTAGACATGGAGCATCTGCATCGAACATAGGCGCTCTTGCAACTTCCTGTGGGAAGATTTGAGCTACTTCCTGATTATTGCCAATAGGGAATAGCGCAATATCAAAGAAATTTCTTAGATTAATTAATGTATTAAGAGATGCAACCCCATATCCTAGAGAATTGATCGGAGCCATTACATTAAGATTCTTCATAGTATCTGTCTTCTTCCTCAATCACAACGAACCAAAAGAGGAGGTCCATTATATCCATTTTATTTTTCCTAGAATAAAAAAGACCCGTTTTGTTGCATCATCCATTTATCGTTAGGAACGGGTCATAAACCTACGGTTTCGAGCATAGATGAGGCTCGGCTGTTTTGAATGATCTATTGTCTACAGATAAGAACAGCTAACTTACTGTTTGGGCGACAATAGAAACCCTAGAAAGGCATGTCGTCAGAAGCTCCAGCTCCTGCGCCAGCTTTTGCAGTCTGCTGAGAGTTAGTCTTTCCTCCACCATTCGGTGTCAGATTAACATTTTCAGCAACAACGGTAAGCTTGCTTCGCTTAACGCCTTCGTCAGTTTCCCACGAGTTCAGCTTTAAGCGTCCTTCGATCATGACGTGACGGCCTTTAGTCAGGTACTGTGACAGTGACTCTGCCTGCTTACCCCAGAGAGTAACGTCAACAAAAGTTGCTTCCTCTTGACGATCTCCGTTCTTTGACCAAATTCGGTTAGATGCTACACTGACATCAGTGACAGCGGTTCCGTTTGGTGTTTGTCGTAGCTCGCTATCGCGAGTTACTCTACCTGTAACGATAACTTTGTTAATATCGCTCATTTAATTGCTCCTTAAGAAACAGGTGATAAAATTCCACGGTAACGCAATGCTTTGCGTGCTAAACGTCTGGCGTACTGTGTTCCATTTGACCGAATGAGTCTACGAAACTCACCAGCATAATCCGTGTGGGCGAATGCCCGAGTAGTGTCTGAAGCCGACAAAGCTCCAGTAGCAAATTTAGTCATGGTTCGTTGATTCTTGCGAGTGCTCAGCAACAAACCCCAATCTGTGGTTTCCTTAGTTTTCATATCCTAAAGATTCTCCTTAAAAATAAACTACATAAAAATAGTATTAAACGTATCTAGTTTTGCATCGTATATTTCCTCTTGGCTTTCCTCAGCAAGAGGTAGTTCATACAATGTTGAGATAGGGTCTGAATAGATTAACTTCTTACTTACCGTAAGAGGCTTCCCATCATATTTTAATTTTACCCAATCCGTACCATCTTCAATTATTAAGTAGGAAGTTCCCTTTTTAAGTGGGGTATAATCAGACTTCATTAAAGCGTACATTTTCTCTCCTTAGATATTATATATGTTATATGGCGAGACAACATAAAAAAAATGCAAATTAGACAAAAAAAGATCGCCTAAAAAGGCGACCTTAGTTCACTGTAAAATATTTCTTAAGGCCACCGAAGTAGCAGCTATCAGTGCTGAGTTGTACTTTTCCTCGCACATAAATTCAATTACTGATTCAATATCATCCTGATTCATTGGCTCTTCAAATGAAGAAGCCATCTGTTGGAATTTCTTAGGACCTTCTATTGCTACTCCTTGCTTTATAGCCTTTTTCTTAGCATCCCTGCCTGTGTAGCACTTACCAGAGTCTCCCCATTTCCATCCAGATTCCTTGTTCTCTGAACATCTTTTAAGAGGCATTTTTGTTCTCCAAAAATATTTTATTACAATACTATATACACCGCATAGATTACTCTTCTTCTATATACTTAAAAAGATAGCTATTTTTTAGAGAGTCAGAAGCCCTATTTTTAAAGGCTTTGCTGAAATTTTCATCTATAGACTCTACAGAAACTATATCAATCTGGACTTTTGGATTATTCCATTTAGCCCCAAGCTCCACCATTTTAGCGGCTTCAGAATTATTAGAAGCATAGTCTATTGTTCTATAATGCTGTTTGCCGTCTACCGTATATGTTACTCTGTGTGCAGTCATGATATTTCCTTAAGTGGAGGTGGGCGGAATCGAACCGCCGTGCTGAATTGTTTCTATAATCATATCTACATTGTTATCTTATTGCTGTCACTTAATAAGAAAAGCTATCCGATTTATCGGAGTCATATGTCTATCCATCGTCTCACTAATAAATCAAGCAGTGAATACTCTATCTAGGAACGACCTAGCCCGTTACCGACTTTGGTTTGCAGGGCGCGGAAAACCCCTGCTGCTAGGCAGCTAGTGCGAAGTTCTTTTCTGCACTTAAAAAGTATGGTCAATTTTTACAGTAGCCCTTTGACCAACTACTCAATGCAATAATTATTTCGACAACCAGTCGAACCCTATTCACCCCCTTATATAATTATACACTACTTATTAATGACATGAGAACCATTCTCGTCAATACAGAAACTTATGTTCTTATTTTTATACTTGGATTTTGCCCTGTCTCTGTCTTCTTTTGTTTTGAATACTCCAAAGATAAAACCTGATCCTCCAGCTCCAAGAAGTTTTCCACCCAGCATTCCAAAAGACTGCAAGCTAGAGTACAGGGAGCTTACATGCTCAGGACATATAAGAGATGATAAGCTCTTCTTATTCTCCCAGCTTTTTGCAAGATGGTATGCTATCTTATCAATATCCGAGTCCAAAAAAGAATCATATGCCTTATTGCAGATGTCAAGAATATTTCTCTTATACTGGTGATTATCTTTAGACCCTATGTCATTCGCAATTCTGAAGGATTTTCTGGTTTTGCCAGTGTATATGAGCAAGGATCTATCTATAAATTCATCTATAAACTCTCTACTTATAGGTAATGGTTTGACTTCAAAGTCTCCATCTTTTTTAATCTCTATAGAATTTATTCCTCCATAAGCAGCCCAGATCTGATCTTGAACTCCTCCCGGCTCAGAGAGTAGCTCTCTTTCAATATAGATAGCCTGTTCAGCAAGCTGTTTCTTGGAAACCTTTTTGTTCTTTAGAGCATAAATGGAATTCAGTAAGCCAACTATAAATGATGAGGAAGAGCCAGTACCTGTTTGTGCAGGAAGATCTCCGGCATAGCTGATTTCTACGCCGTGAGTGATATTTAGATACTCTAGTACTCCTCTAACTCCGTTGTGCTGAATATCTCTATTGTTAGATACCAGCTCTGTCTTAGAGTATGATATACTGCTTCTAAATGGAAATATAGCAGGAGTTCTTCTCAAGGATATATAGCTATATTTATCTATGCAGAACCCTATCAGTCTAGAGCCGTGCTCTGAGTAGAACCCTTTATAGTCAGATCCTCCACCAAAAAGAGAAACCCTTAAAGGAGTCTTAGAAATAATCATTAGACTACATCTACCTCACCAAGCCCTGCATCTCTTTCTATGGAATACGCAAAAGCGGTTTCTGTACCGTCTGGTTTAGTGTCATTAATTAAAACTCTAGCACCATTTGTAAGCCCCATAATTAATCTATCATAAAAGATACCAAGCTTTGCAAGCTGCTTTTCTGTAGCGTATCTTGCGCCCTGAGCTCTAGCGGTTGTTAGGACAATATAGTGACCATCCTTTCTCCATTGTAAGAATTTCTCAACTACATTTGGTAGCGCTTCTGGTTCCTCAGTTATCATCCTGTGGAGATCGCCTTTGTGTTTTACAAGAGTTCCATCAATGTCAATAAGAAATGTTTTTTGCTTTGCGTTCATTTTAGTATCCTAATAGTTGGTACAGCTTGTCTAAGAAGTAAGGCTTGCCATTGCTTACATTGGCTTGCCAATTATCCTTAGACTCTTGATTAGTGTAGTCTGTTATATATTTATAGCATTTAAAATCTACATTATATCTTTTGCAAACTTTAGCTATCGCATAAGCTTCCATATCAACTACGTCACATCCTTCTACTTTATGAGATATGAAATTATCTCCCGTAGATATAGTGAGCAGATTGTTGTCTGTGTAGATTATATTTTCGCTATTGAATTCACTTGTGTCGTCTCTATCTTTAAAAACTCCACACTCTATTATACCTTCAATATCATCTCTGCAAGCACCTACGGTTCCTACATTGACAATTAAAGACGGCTTTTTTTCTTTTATTAGCTCTAGAGCAGTTATACATGAATTTATTTTTCCAACACCAGTATAAAAGATGTTGTCTGCATATCTATTGTCTTCCTTGCTAAACTCTTCTTCTATCGCACAAAGGATTAGTAGTTCTTGCATCTTTCCAAATCTGTCTCCGTCAGTAAGTCATAGAAAGAATCCATCTCTGAGACTCCATGCTCCAGTCCATATATACAGTCAAAGCCTAAGTTGTAAAGCTTCTGGCTGCTAACTATATAATCCCTTTTATCAGGGTCTGTTCTAGAGTCATCTTGAGAATACTCTGCGCCCATAATAGAGCAAATATTTTTTACAAGATCAAGCTTAGTCATGTTGATTGAGTCATTCCCAAGATTATATACATTACCAAACATGTCTGAACTATGATAGATTGCAAACTCAAAAGCCCTGACTATATCTTTAATATGAACATAGTTGCGCCTAAAGTGCCCATCAAAAACCGTAATGTGCTTTTCTTCTCTTGCTACTTTCGTAAGATTGTTAATAAGAAGATCTGTTCTCGGTCTTGGAGACCATCCGAAGACAGTCGCAAGCCTGAAGACGATACTTTTCTCATGATTAGAAAGTAAGTGATCCTCTGCATCCTGTTTAGTCTTAGCATATAGAGATATCGGATTAGATGGAGTTTCCTCGGTACATATTTCCTCTCCGGTACTCCCATAGCCTGAGTTTGTGTTTGGGTAGATGACTATCTGATCTTTTCTAAGAAGGGGAGTAAGTTTAGTAAACCATTTGTAGTTTGTCTCAAGAGTAGCTTCTTCATGCCTATCACAAAGAGGAGCGCCTACTAAAGCTGCCAAAGGTATGATAACATCTGCCTTATCTATAGCTTCGATCAAATTTGATGACCAATCATTTACATCTTCATTATAAAAAGTGACATTGTCTTTTACAAATGATCCTGCAACAAGAGTTCCTTGATTATAGAATAAATTATCAAAGGCATAAACTCTTGCGTTCTCTGAAAGTCTCTTTACAAGACTGCTTCCAATATATCCTGCTGCACCAGTAACCAATACATTCATTATCTACAAGCCTCCAAAGCTTCTTTAATAGCCAATTCAATTCTTTGAATATCTTCCTCTGATAGGTGTTGATGACACCCAATGTGGATTCCGTTGTCTCCAATCCACTCAGCTTCGGGAAAGTCTCCTAATGAGTATCCCATATCTTCAAATGCTCTATGCTGAGTAGGTATGCACCCAAAGTTTCTCTTATGGTGAATATTGTATTTGTCAAAGATCTCTTCTACTAGCTTAATCTTTCCTTCTTCCTTGCAGGTTATGCTGAATCCATGAGGACAGTTCCTGTTACCTTCATCTTCTTCTGAGAAGTATGCTACATCCTCATATCCTGCGCCAGCGGCACGCATGCGCTTCATAGTCGCATGTCTTGTGTTGAATGTCTCCCAGAAGACTCCAACTGCCTCTAGACCAATGCTAGCTTCAAGATCATTCATCTTAGAGTTATAGCCAACTCTTTGATGATCAAAGTAAATAGAGTTGAATGGTCTTCCGTGAGATCGGCAAGAAGCTAATACGTCTGCTAAATACTTATCATTTACAGAGACCATGCCTCCTTCTCCACAACATACAAGGTGTGCAATATAGTAGCTATAAACAGACATGTCTCCCCAATGGCCGATATATTTATCTTTATAGATTGCCCCGTGAGCCTCGCAAGCATCTTCGATCACAACCAAGTTGTACTCTTCTGAGATATCACAGATAGTATCCATTTCCGCTGGCCGACCCATTGTATGGACAGGCATGATTGCAACAGTCTTAGAAGTAATAGCTTCTTCTATCTTTGTTTCATCAATGTTAAGAGTCTCTTTCTTGACATCAACAAATACTGGAGTAAGCCCAGCTGCTCGAACAGCATTAGATGTAGCAATAAAGGATAATGCTGGAACAATAACTTCGTCTCCACGCTTTGCATCGGCAATATCATATAGAGCAAGGCAAGATGCTATTACTGCGTCAGTGCCGGAACTCATGGCAACACTTCTCTTGTAGCCAAATATGTCAGACCATTCTTTTTCAAGCTGTTTTACTTTTGGCCCACCAGATGCCCAGTTGGTATCACATACATGCATGAGATTTTTTCTGGCTACTTCGCCAATAACCAATTCACCAAATTCTATTCTTTTCATAGAGAAGCTATCTCCTTATCTAAATCAAATACTTGCCTGACTATTTCATAATTTACTTTTGAGTGGTACGGAAGTGTTTTTTCAACAGTAAGTCGCTCTTGCAAAATTTCAGGAGTGGGCACTGGCTTAGAGTTAGTAACATCGTCCACTTCTGCCCTTCCTGTATAATGAGACATGTGCCATGTCTTAATATCTTTGCTCAGATCTACTTGAGCTTTTATTGGAGTTTTAGAAAACACTGAATATATGTGCCTGTCTGCTGCTTCATTTTGGAATTCATCTGGACATATTCCTCCAATCAGATCTACAGCTCTTCTGCTAAGTATTACCCAGCTGCAAAATACCTCTCCATCTTCTGAATTGTCAAGCGATTTTTCCTTGCTCAGCTCTAAAGATCCTATTGACCAGTTGGATGTCTGAGCAACTTTTTCTATTGCTTCGGGTCTGTCTGGATCGTTTTCTCCATCGTCGTCAATTAGAATTTGAAAACAATCGTGCTTGTAAGATTTTTTTGCCTCTTCAAATGAGTCCATCAAGATTTTATCAAAATTCTTTGTTTGTATAACACAGTCATTCGGCATGCCAAAAACTAAGTCCCCTTTTGCTTGTTTTGCTAGAGGGTTCCAATACTCTTTATGCAGATTCCTATATGTGTATGTCTCTGGGTTCTGACAGTGGCATACTTCATAAAGAACTACATTAATTCCAGCAGAAGAGTAAATGTTCTTGTATTCGTGTAGTTTGCTTTTGAGCTCGTGATCTTGACAGTCAATCGCAATTAGATGTTCTATTTCATTCGGATTTGATGCATTGTCCCATATACTATTGAAAGACTCTATCGTCTGCTCTACTCTTCCTTTGGCAGCGGTTATAATCGAAAGCATTATGAAAGCTCCTCTTTAATTTTTTGTATAATTTTATCTTTAGATGCTGGTAAGTTGTCTAAATGTTTAGCAAATCCAGCACTCTTATTTTCTAATCCCATACAATAAACTCTTGATCCTTCTGCTTGCATCATTAGCTTGTGAGCAATGGCAGAACAAATTCCATCCTCATAGTCATCGTCTAATACAAGACCTCTCCCACACTCTTGGAGAGCCTGAAGTGATGACTCGCTAAAGTTATGAGGTTTGATGACTCTTTGGTGATACACGGACGCTTTTATTCCTTCTGTGTACAACTCCTTTGAGGCTTCCACAGCAGCAAACCTTGTTATGGAAATGGGGAACAAACAAATATGCGGATTGTCATGTTCTATATCTGGCAATTCTTCTGTATTAGTAAATGCCCCTCTATGCTCAGAAATATAGAAAACATCGTCGGAATTCATGAAGTCTTTATAACAAGATCTATATTCTTCGCTTGTCATAGGGGAATAAATCTTAATTCCGGGCATTCTATAATAAAGTGAATGATGTGAACTGCCTGCAACTGGGCCAATAGAACCTTCCATTCCTACACTTCTTACTATCATAGGACAAGGCACTCCCCACATCTCTTTGCTCTTACAAGCATAGTTTAGGACACTTATACAATTATACCAGTTAAACCCCTGATATCTGATAACATATATAGGTCTTTTTCCCATAAGTGCGGCACCTACCACGAAGCCTCCACCGGCTACATCAGCCATAGGGAGCTCAATCATACCTTCTGGCTCATACATTTCGGGTAGAGTTCCACCAACCCATCCTACAGCGGTTAGGCATTGCCCAAAGGCTAGTCCACCTGAGTTTAAGTGGTGTCGAACAGTTTCTTTTATAGTGTCTCTAAGCGCGATTCCCATAATTTTTCCATGTACTCGATTTCTTCAGATATGTCCATTCCTTCTAGTCTGTCTGCAACCTCTCCGTCTGTTCCCGCCCCTGCATGCCAGAACTTCCTGTTGGTTCTTATGTTTAGAAGTTTTGGTCTGTCGAATAGACCTTCGCAAGCATTAATTATTTCTTGAGGATCATCGGAGATATCATGAGACTCCATGTTCATGCCAGAGGCAACATCATGAATCTCCCAGTTTCTTCTGACTTTTTTCTCTGTTAGTATAGAGAGATTGTTATCTTCGATTACAAAAAGGATTGGTAGGTTCTTCGTCGAAGCCCATCCATAGGATGCTAATGAATAATCCTCTTCTGCTGCTGCATCTCCCAAGAAGACTATAGTTGGTTTCTTTGATGCAAAGCAAGCCCCAACACCTATCGCTGAGTTGCTTCCCATAAGGCCGTCATGACCATACATTCCTATCTCGGGACAGTGTATAGAAGCAGAACCGCCCATGCCACTAGCGCAGCCAGTCTCTTTACCAAGCAGCTCATCTATTAGCGCAATGGGGTCTCCACCAAAAGCTAAGTAAATAGAGTGACATCTATGCTGACCAAATAACAGAGGCCTTATTCCCATGCTAATACAAAAAGTACTAATAGCGCAAGATATCATTTCCTGCCCAGCAGATAAATATGTTGGTATCTTGATGTTGCCTTTTTCGATTTGTTGATAGGTTACAACTTCAAAGGCTCGGCAAGTTTTTGCCCATTTATAAACCTGATCTAGCATATGGCTATATATTCCATCTCTTCTAATTCAAAATTATCAAGCATTGTGTTAAGTGTTTTATAATCTAAGACATCTCCAGCTTTTACTATCATGTCACCATCGTATGACAATCCTCCTGCCACAAAAACGAACAGTGTGGCTTCTGAAATTTGTTCTCTGGAGTTAACTTTTTTGAAATAAAATTTCTTTCCGTAACCCTGAGCATCTTCATGCAGACTTAAGTCGGCTTGCTCCTGTTTATTATCTTCATAAGGCTTGAACCTTCTTCCATAACTATCATATAGTCTGACTAGGTCTTCCTTGTCTTTAGGGGATTCTATCTCAAGCAATACAGCATCACCGTTTACAGCCTTAGAAGAATGAAACAACCCCTTTCTTATCATAGTCTTATCGAAGTCCTTCTTGCGGTGAGTATCGTTAAGAAAAGATATATCAACTTCTCCTTCAAGAACTATAAGACCCGTATCCTTATTTGGATGACAGTGCATGGAGGTGGACTCTCCTTCGTTAATATGAAGAATCCACACTCCAACATTATCATTTTCGTAGGCTAGATATTCATAGCCCCAAGGCTTAGTTACTTTCATTATAAACTTTGAATCCCTCTCTCATCCACTCGCCCATGAAATCATAATGAGGACATGAGACTAAATTTCCATCTATTACCACATTGTCCCTACTGTACTCAGCTCCGGCATTATTAATATCTGGCTCAATAGAATAGTATCCAGATAGCTTTCTGCCCTGAACTACGCCTGCTGTAATAAGAAGCTGTGCTCCATTACAGATAGAGAAAGTCGTCTTCCCTGCATTGATCCAATTTTTAGTGAAGTTGACTGCATTTTTCTCTAGTCTCAATTTCTCAAGTGCCTTGACTCCTCCGGGAACTACTAGTAGATCATAGTCGTCAATACTATCTGGACACAGATCATCTACAAGTAAATCGCATGTGATATGCGCTCCAAGTATCCCAAACACTCTGCCTATTTGATTTGCGGCTACGGTTACCTCAAACCCTTCTTGTTTCAGTGCATAGTATGGATAAATTACTTCATGGTCTTGAAATTTTTCCCACGTTAAAATTAAAGCTTTTTTACTCATTGCTTACTCCATTTATGTAGTATGAATTGTTTATGAACTAATCTTTGTATTTCCACCAGATAGGAGGGCTGTTATGTTGATTTGGAACTCGATTGATATTATTGCCAAACCTTTCGTAAACAGCTTTTGCTACTCCAGCATGGAAGCAGTGGCCCCATATACCTCCGCTAACATTATCTTTGCTTAAATCTTCTTGTGACAAGTGCATTGCTTGTTTGCAAAGTCTAAAATCATGTGTGAGATCATCAAAATCATGCCCGCATATGATGCCTCCTAATTTAACTTTTGGTAGATATAAATCTAGGTCGCGCGAGACAGCTGAATAGGAATGATCTGCATCTATAAAACAAATATCAAGCGACTCGTCATCAAATAGCGGTACAGCTTGATCTGTTGTGGATTCAATGATTTGATAACATGATTCAAAGCCAGCCAGATTTTTTTCAAAGTCTTTTCGAACATTCTTGTCTGGTTTGTAAACGTGCTCTCCAAATGAGGATGCCCAATCTGGAGTCACAGTCCCTTTGAACCAATCTACAACATAGTATGTTCCGATAGATTCATACACTGGTACGATTGCATGTCTAGAAGTTGCTCCATCGAAACATCCTATCTCAGCGACACTCATACCATGCTTTTTATGCCTTCTAACCAGATCAACAAACGCATCGCTATATATATTTTGATCTACAAAACCCATTTGCATCATATCCTTTTCTTAAGTTCTTCTATAGATATTTCAGTCATGAAGTTGTTTCTCGTTTTTCCTAAATGATATAGTTTTGTAAGACTCCCAAAATCTTCTTTATTCATCATGTCTGTATCATGCTGCCAAGAACAACTCGCAAACGGAACGTGCTCAGGAGGATGCGGCTTATCTGGGTCGGCAAGTATATGTTGTTGCCAGTCAAAATGTTGACCTCTCCAGTATTCGGAGTTATCGCCGTCAAACCCAAAAAAAAATAGTTCTTTACCGCCAAATGATTGGAAGTGCTCGATGAATGCTGAAACAGTTATAAAGCCCCTGTGATATCCTTGCCTAACACCGTCAAAAGAATGACGTGGCCCAGTTATGTTTCCTAGAGGTTTTTCCAGTGCTATTCCATATACTTTCTGATGGCGCGCTACTATAGCGTTATATCTGATACTGTACAGGGGTTCAATAAACTCTAAAAATGACTGAACTATATCTGATCTCACAACTGCCCAGTGTCCCCATCTATACAACTCTCTCCTATATGGATATAGAAGCTCTAAACTTGGTCCTGCACCAAGAACAAATAGCCTCTCTGGGAACTTAGTCTCTGAGTAAATTTCATGTGAGATTGTCATATAAGTCCTCAAGCTCTTCTATACAAACCCCATTTATGAAATAAGGAGATAAAGATTTAGCAATAGTCATATCTAGAGGATTATTTATATCGGTAGACACATACTCATCTAACTCAAATAGGACGGGATTCCGGCCAAAAAAATAAGAGTTTGATACCATGTCTTTTCTACGCTGTATGAATATAGCTCCATTTTGATAATACATCGGCTCTAGATCAGATGCTAAAGGGTGGGATAGGCTATTTGGATTGTAGTTTAGTGGGACACAGCCACTTTTCGTTCTGTGCCAAAAATGGTTTTTGATTGGCGTGACTGAAACTAATGAGTCATAATAAGGTTCTGAAGAAAGAAAATGATCTATAGACCGACTATAGATGTTAGAGCCGATAAGAGGATTGGTGCAATGTGCCCAAACTATTATGTCAAATGAGGTATGAATTCTAGATACAATATCCCCAATCATTTGATTTACAGTCGCGGATTTCTCGTCACAAAATCTTTCCTCCCTGTGCATGAACAATACTTCATAGTCTTTGCATATTTCCTTTATATGCAGGTCGTTAGTTGCTACGACTATACAGTCGATCTCATCGCAATCTTGTAATTGCTTAATCTTATTTTCTATGAGCGTTGTATTGGCAAATTTTCGTATGTTTTTGTTTGCAATTCTGCGGCTTCCAGATCGAGCAGGGATTATTGCGGTAATTTTGTTCATAGTTTATCTCTTAAGGCATTATGATTCGTAGAGCTTTCTTCTGAGCCTAATAGAAGTCATTCTCTTGATATTATCTACCGCCTTCTCTCCAAACTTATTATTAATCATATTCAAGAATCTTGGGTTCTCAAACAGTGCGTGAAAGGCATAATCTCTAAAAGCTAAAACTTCTCCCGCTTCTAAATTATACGTCCTACTTGGTATATGGTCATAGGATAAAAATCCATATTCTGCATAATTTTCTTTTGGCAGATACCAATTCTCTTTTTTTGACTTCATATACAGAGGGCTTCCCGGCAGTGCAGTAGCACAATAAATATTAGAATTTTCAGCGTTAAGCTCCAATGCTAGATTAAGTGTCTCTTGCATTGTGTCGAAGTTATCATGACCAAGACCAACTATATAGTTAGCTCCAACATTGATACCGGCATCCTGAATCATTCCAACTACTTCTCGGATATTGATATCTTCAAATTTGCCCTTTGTTATTTCTCTGCGGATGTCCTGATTGCCCGCTTCGATGCCAAGAGCCAGCCAGTTGACTCCAGCCTTCTTAAGTTTTTCTAGGTACTTTGGCTTAACAGTATCGACTCTAGTGTAAGCCCATATATTAAAGTCATACCCTCTCTGTATAATTAGATCACACAAGACCTCAAAGTGTTTAGGTTTTAGTACCCACATCTCATCTGCTATTTTTAGCTGCTTAACTCCTTTGTCAGCCAGATAATCTAACTGCTTGATTGTGAACTCAGGATTCCAATATCTAAATTTATTAAAATCTGCTGATGCCGCCAACGGGTTATTGTCGTCTCTGTTAATAATATTTATCATGCAAAACTCGCACTTAAATATACATCCTAAAGAAGTGTATATGCTGGCAAACGGAGACCTGTCTTCATCAATGTAATTTGCATGCCAACTACTTGTTCTGTAGTTGTCCAAAGATGGCATAAGGTCATATGCAATTCCCGGCAAGTCAACTTCCAATAAATCTTGAGGAACAACTCTCTCCGCAGGATTAATTAAAATATCTCCAGTGCTTGATCTATAGGCGATACCATTTACCGACTTCAGTCCGTCGTCAGAGAGGTCTGTGGAAAGAAGATTCAGAAGTGCATACACTCCCTCGTTTGTAAATGAGACATCTATAAAATCATGTAGCTCTAAGACCTCAAGTGGGAGAGCATTAATATGAGGGCCTACGAAGCCTATCTTTGTATTTATCTCGGACAAGCAAGATGCAGCAGAAACAGCTCCACTCATAGCCGCAGTTGAAGCGTTTGGATTTTGACCAGTTACAACAAATAAAATAAATCTTGCGTCGTAGCTCTCTACATCTTTTAAAAACTGTTCTGGACTAGGTCTTTCTATTTCCATATCATAGATAGCCACGCCATGACCTTTAGCTCTGCAGGCATTAGCTAGCAATCCCGCCCAGATGTTAGTTTCTTTGGCAGAAAAGTCTTTCTTCAAATCTTGGTATAGGTCTGCACAGCTTGGTGCAACTATTAAGACATCTAGTTTTCTCATTTTATTTTCTCTCGTAGGTCTTGTAGGCTTCCAGCACTAACATCTCTATCAGATACCATTGTTACTGGCACCTTCCATTTTGGTCTTATCTCTTGATCGTTGTAGTTCACGCTCCATTGGTCTTCCGGCGAAGTGTAATACTCGCTCCACTTATACATAAAAATGCAGCTTTTGCTAAGACATTGGTGAGCATTGAGGTGTCTGGGAGGAACTAGGATAGTTCTTAAGTTATCAGAATTAGCATTTAGCACAAATGTCTGAGTATAATTTTCATCGACATCATGTACAACTAGCTGTATTACTCCGTCAAGACAAGTTATAAGCTTATAAGTGTCGGCATCTCCATGAAATCCTCTGACAACACCTTTATAAGATATGGATGCTTTATCCTGCTTAAAAGGTATATCTATTTGTCTGTCATCATATATAGTGTAGATTTCACCTCTAGGTTCTACGAACTTAGAGTGCTCTATAATTTTAGCTGCCATTTTAAGATTTTTTATTAAGATCAAATAATACTAGTGTCAATATTATTATAATCTAAATCTGACTCATTTGTGAAAAAATATTTGAGAATTGCAGACTTTAATCTTTCTGGATGCAAAGCATTATCATTTTCATCGTATGCTTCTGGATTATGATTCATTATATTTCCACATTCCTCATACCCAAGTCCACACTCGATTGCTTCAGGGTCGTTTATAAAGTCCCTAGCGTCTCTTCCATAAAGTAGGTTATTCCAAGTATTGTTATGGCTAGAGGAAAAATGAGGCTGGCTAGAAGAAGGGCCGTCAACAGCCTTGTTGTGTGGTGCTATAACATCTTTCAGGATTCCCCACCTCTTGCCAACAGAGGCGTTTAGGAATGGAAAAGTAGATTCTGTGCAATAAGCGGCAAACACATCTGGTATTATCCTATTCCCAAAAGCTTTAAATATGTCGTTAGTAAAAAACTGACAATGAAGATTGCAAGCATGTCCAAAAGGTATAAGAAAATCCTGTCCTGTTATTTGAGCAGTTGCTGAATTTTGAGAAAAGCCAAATGGCATAAAGCCTGTATCCGTATCTGTCTGTATAGTGAGCATCGAGTATTCATTGTCTTTTATAGACTGCACTGATTTAGATATAGACTCTGGATCAGTGAAGTATACTCCTGAGTCTAAGAATAGGTATGCGTCAAACTCTCCGTACTTTTCAACCATAAGCTGAATAGATCTATTACAGGTAGTGTTTACTATATATGGGTCTGAAAATAATACTATATCTATCAGGTCTTCAAATCTATTTTTTATCTCCTCGATACAAGATTCTGAATTCAAACATGACGACATAACAATTCTATTGTCGGGATAGTCTTGATCCAAAACAGATTGCAAGCACTTTGAATACCATTCTGTATTATTTCTGTGTATCCCGCAGGTATTATAAATAGTAAGTATTTTCATTTTATTTCCTATACCGATAATATTTTATGAACTGTTGTTGCGGATATCTTCTCTCCGCTAATTGATATGCACTTTCTCAAGCCATTGTAGTAGACAGATTTTATTATTTGTTCACATGCATTGTTAAGAGATATGAGCTCCATAGTTCCATAAGGCTTTATTGTATTCTCTTTTAATTTCTTTACTGCACCTTTTCCAATAATCATGGGCAATCTTATGACTAGAGCGTTCGTACAGTGGTTAAGTAGGTATGCCTCTGCTAGTTGTTTGTATCTAACATAATGACTCTCTTTATCAGACGTTGTGGATACAAAAATTATCTTTTCTTTCAAGTTCCTACTAACAAATGACATTAGTTCCTCTAAGCATCTTTGCTGTGCTGGTTTAGACTTATCATCTATGTTCCAAGTATGATAAATATATATATCTTTAGTGCCAGAAAGTTTTACACCTTTTATTTTTTCTGAAAGAGCGTTGCCGAGCTGACCTCTCCCATTAAGTAGCTTTATCATATGAACTCTGAGTGCTTTATGTTCTCTATTATATGCTTTTGTTGATCTGAAAGATCTTGTTTCAATTTTTTCTTTCCTGCTTCATCAGCTTGGTCATATTCTAAAGATATACTCCAAACAGCTTTGTTACTCTCATGAGGCTTGCAAAGCTGCGTACAATTAGCGAAGCACTCTACATTGTCTATCTGGTGCATCACCTTTCTTCTGTTTTCTATGTCGTTCCATATCTCTTTGAAGCTTCTATCTTCAAGACTGCCATAGCTATACTGCTTATAACCTCTATGATTGGTACAGACGTAAACATGACCATCGGCTCCAACAAGAGGTTGTATTTGAGATCCTAAACACTTCTTATAACGCCTTCCATAAAGCTCTGGATCATTCTCAAGATCTTCAAGTTTATAACCATTGATTTGGAATTTATCACCAAGAATATCTTTTGCTTTAGCAATTAGGGGCTCTATCTTTTCATTCCAGAAATCAATATCTCTTTGGATGCCGCCTTCTCTTTCTCTATTCACAACTTCCGGCTTAAACTGACAATAGTCTAAGTCAAAATCTGCAAAATACTCGGCGAATCCTAAGATACCCTCATACGTATCTGGAGTTATGACAAATCCAACACCAAGATCGAGAGGTCTGCCTTTAGAGTTGTTTACTTGAATGAGCTTCTTGAGATTAGAGTTCATTTTATTCCAGTCATCATTCTGGCGTGCTCTCCTGATAGAATTATAAAGCTCTTCTCCTCCAGCATCAATAGAGAACCTAACCCAAGTCATATGATCTACTAGAGTGTCAAACATATCCCATCTGTCTAAAAGTGTCCCGTTTGTGAACATTCCCATCTTTATGTCTGAGTTTTTACCTACAAACTCTATAGCTTCCTTTGTATGTCTATTAAGGGTAGGTTCTCCTCCTCCAGTCCAGTTTATAGCCCTAACATCCATGTCGATTAAGTCTTGACAAACAGATAGAAGCATGTCCCTCTTCATGATAGATCTATCAAATGTCTCAAGATCCTTTGACTCTGGCAAATGTATATAAGAGGAAATGCAAAAGAAGCACCCATGATTACATGCATTACTGGGATCAATCTCAACAAGTACTGGCGCTGTGTTCCCTGTCTCAAGAAACTCCATAACTCTATCTGAATTTGCTAAAACTTTAGCTTGAGGATTAAATATATCCGTTCCTAAAGACAGTATGTCATCTATTTTATCTTTCATTTTTTTCAAGCCATTCTAAAAATCTCAATGTAGGGTCTTGGAAGTAAGGTCTAATAATCTCTTCAAAATATTTTCTAGCGTCGTTGGCTCTGTTCTGCAGCTCTGACATAGGCTCATCATATATTTTTTGCAGTTCTTCTGTAATATATTCTAGATCCAATTCCTCATCACATATTCTATAGCAAAAACTCGTATCGTACTCATCTTCTCCAACCATGAAGTAATCGTGATCTGATATAAGTACCGGAACTCTAGTGAAGTAACATGTCTCATACAGCCTGACACTATCTATCCCGCTTCCTCTCGGACAAAGAGAGATCAAATTATTAAGCATAAACAGTATATACTCTTCTTGTATTGGATGTCCTAAAGGAGCTGGGCCTGACCAAAACTCATTTATAATTACATTTATTTTGGTATCATCTCTACACTCAGATAAAGCACTAAGCATTGAGGCTCTTGCTTGAGAATTAAGAAATCCTGTAAACCCCATTGACGTTTCTTCTGGGAATATAAAGTTGTCAAATCTATTGTGAGCTATGTCTATCAATAAATTTGTGAATGTTGGTCTCGTATAGACCTTCAAGTCTTTGTATTTTTTAAGAGTTCCATTAGCTGTAACAATACTGTTGTGAAGCCAATCCGGTATGGCGTTACCTCCTGCACCATACTCTTGCCCTCCTTCTCCTTCGTAGTCAAAAATATGCCTATCTTCATTTCCGTCAAAGAACTCAAAGTTTTTAGCAGAATAATCCTGAATACTAGGGTCATTTTTGAATTGACCCATATAAAAGTAGTCCGCCTCATCAGGATCACAGATATCAAAATGTTCCGATATACCAAACCTGCTCATGGGCACAGTATTCAGAAAAGCCTGAGAAGGATTTAGATCATGCTCGTGTGGCCTAGCATTTGGATATACGAATAATTTTAATTTTCTCATTTGTTTGACCCAATGAATGCTTTTAATTTTTCTATGTCTTGATTTTGTATCTGTTTTGTTTCATAGCTTTGATATATTCCGCCATTGTTAGTAGAGGCTCGCCTGCTGTGAGCTTCTTGAGCAGTCTTGTCAAATTCTGACTTACCAAAAGTCCAGTGCATATGTTCAACTAATATGTGAGGAATGTATACTGCTCTACCAATGGCTCTAGAAACATCCATAATATAATTGTCAGAATAATCTACAGTAAATATAGCTGGCGCAATATACCCTAACGTATTATACCAGTCTTTGTGAAACACTCCATGAGTGCCTAATTCAGATCCCCAATGACCGTCATTAGGATATGCGTATACTATATTATCATTATACTCTTTAAAAACTTCTTTGGCCGAAGTATCCCAGCCTTGACTCCTAAAAATTAGATCGTCTGCCCCGCAAAAGAAAAGATCTGCGGATGAGTTCTCGCAGCATATGTTATGAAGACTACTATATATGACCTCTTCTTGCCCTATAATCTTTAGTATTTGACTTCCATACTTTTGTTCTAACTCTTCTAATTTATTTAGTGTCTCCGTATCGTAATTCTCTACATAGACAACAAGCTCCAGAGAATCTGGGCTGTCAGCAGTATCAATGGCAGATTCCCACATCTTCTCAAGTCCTTCAGGACGATACTTTGTGGGGCACAATATACTTATATCAAACAAACTCATTTTCAATCTTTTCCCAGAAAATCTCGGGTGCTTTACTGCATTGCCGAACGAACTCTTCTTTCCCTACCTCATTATAAAAGTGTAGACTTCCCACTATATTATTAGATTGTACTGACATTCCGCACATTAGAGCTTCCCCAACCGATCTGCAGAAAGGTTCGTAGTACTCAGGCATATAGTATAGTTCCCTGTGAAAATTATAAAGCTCTGGCATCATAGTGTGATCTACTTTACCAAGAAACTCAACATTAGGGAGAGAGCTTATCTGCTCCTCATAGCTTCCATCCTGACTCCATCCAGCAACAACATAATTCTTAGAGGGGTTACTCTTTGCCTCATTTATAAAATTGTCTGTTCCTTTAAGCTGGTGCATAAAGCCGACATATAAAGTCTTATCTGTTCTAACAAGGTCTCTATCATAAAAAACTTCTGGGTCAAGAGGGTCTGGAACTACTTCCATATTTTGAAAGTAATCATATCCATAGTTCTGTAGAAACATTTGCTTATGGAAGTTCGTTAGGAAGAAAGAAATCCTACAGTTTTCCCAAAGCTTTTTTCTGGCGTTCTGTGTTAAGTATCTGTTAGCATCATGTTCTAGTCTGACATGATTGTCACAACCATTAAAAAAGTCAACTATATTTCCATACTTCTGAGATATAGTTTCTAGATTAGAAGATATAACCACATCATAACCATAGTTAATCAGTTCAGGCTTAGAATCAAAAAAGACCTCTACTACCGTATGGCCTCTTCTTCTTCCTTCTTCTACTATTATAGCGTTGCTTCTCTGGGCTCCTCCGGGAGTATGTTGGAGCCCAAAGTCAGATACAAATAGTATATTCATTAACTTCCTTTTTCTATTCTTATTGAGTCCTCATCAAAATGCTGAGTAGAGAACTCAAACATTTCAACATCTGTTAGTCCTGTCATTTGATGTCGCATACCTACAGGAACATAGAAAGTATCTCCAGCTTTCAATACTGTGACTTCTGTGTTAAGGTCACTTTTATCGTCCGACCATCCATGCCTAACTTCAAGCTCGCCACTGTGAACATAGAAGGTCTCATCCTTTAACTTATGGTAATGCCAACTACATCTTTTTCCTTTTTTAAAGAAAAGAAGCTTTCCGCAGTATTCTTCTTTGTTGACTATCCAATCCTCATATCCCCAACCTTTAGGGACAAAAACCCTATCCTCCATTAGCCAGTCACCCCTACTGCTACAATAGTGAACGCACCTGTGCCTGTTCCCGCATTATAAATCTGTAGATTTTTGTTTGATCCGTCTACTGTGGCTCCAGTATAAGGATCTGAATAGATATAAGATGCAGCCGGTTTGACTAATACATTTCCACTACCGCCATTGAAAGGTTCTGTGAAAGTATTAACTCCTGTTGCTCTTACTGATAAGTCTTCGCCAGTAGTGGTGGCTAGATTAGTGATGCAAAGTGATTTGACATTGTTAAACGAGAGAGTTATGCTTCCTCCTACGAGTGCTTGAGCTAAGCTTGAGAAGTCCAGAAGATATGATCCAGATGGATCTATTTCACCGGATTGTACATTATACACTCCATTTATTGCTAAAGAGCCCGTACCCGCTGTGAGCGACTGGCTATAGGAAACAGATCCCTGTCTGTTGTCATTTGAATTTGTGTCAGTCTCTTGCTGTTGAAAAACTATGTCAGCAGAGATTGTTGCTGTTGTGTTAAGTGCCATTTTTTATACTCCAATGACTTATTTTTCTTTTATACATAATATTATACCCCTTACTTCCTTTTTCGGGTCTTTAATTTAACTATTCTGTGTGGCTCTTTTGTAATCCCTGTATATTCTGAGAAGTTTTTTTCTCCCATATAGACAAATTCAACTCCACAATTCTTCCTGCCAAGACCCTTACACATAATCCCATCTCGTACTACCTCGACTACTTCGTACCTCCCCTTCGATCCCATGTATATCTTATCACCGGCAGACCCTTCGTCTGTACTTCTAGTGCAGGTGAAGTATGGGCCTGTTCCTTGAACTACTTTAAGCCAGTCACCTTTCTCTAGGGACTTCCAGTCTTTCACCTCATTTTTTATAGGAGTGTTCTTAGATACGAACGCTGCTCCGCACTCCTTGCATATTCTGGATCTTGCCGCACATATAGCGTTGCACTTTTTGCATATCTTCTGTCCTCTTTTAAGCTTCATAATATCTCCAGTGCTCTCAAAAAACTTGAACCGTTACATACATTATACCATACTAATCGGCCTATTGCAAGCAAAAGTTTATTTTTTTTTCATTCTTTCTATGATTTGAGTTGTAGAAATGCCCTCAGTGTAAGGAAGAAATAACATTTGTGCATCTATTCTGTCAAGAAAGTCTTGGTTTATACATAGTTGTTTGAAATAGTCTTTTGATTGCCAATCGCTTCCCATTACTATAAAATCAGGATTGTTTTCCTCTATAAAAAATGGTTGCTTTTCATAAGAATCCATAATGAAAGCATAATCAACATACTTGCAAGAGTTTACAACAGCAAGCCTTTCGTACTGATCCATAACTGGCTTTCTCTTATAATACTTCGCAAAATCGTCGCTATTGACAGCCACTATTACTTTTGATAAAGCTCCTACACTTCTACTTTCTTTGTCCAAGTGGTATTTCAAATTTTTGAACACATTCACATGTCCATAATGAAATAAATCAAATGTGCCTCCAATATAAATCTTTTTAACAATCATAATGTATAAAAATTCCTTCAGTAGAATCGTGGTTCATTCTTTCTCTTACGTTGTATTGATATTGCAATGAGTTGAATGATTGATCTTTATATTTTTTATGATAATCTCTATATGTGACTAGACTGAAAGTATTAAGATGACCCATGCTGTTTGAAAAGAAATCATTTTCCATGCAAAACTCAGAGAGCAAATTTTCCGGCATAAAGTAAGGAAGCTCATGATTAGTGTTCTTCTTTGAAGGATCATATAATAAAATCCTGAGTACTTGAGATCTAAAGTAGTTACTAAATCTAGAGAACGCTCTACCTGAGCAAGCAAAAATCTTGTCTCCAATCCAAACAGCATTTCTTGAAAAGCCTCCTTCTCCAAATACAGCAGTCCAAGCTGTAAATAGATATTCCCTTTTAAATCTTGTAGCTCTTTGGCTTCTGGCGTGATCTCTTTTTATTAGAGTGTCCATGTCTTTAAATGTCTTACTTCTATATTCGTCTGTCTTTAGCTCCATAAAGTTATCGAATCTGAATCTAAAAACTAGATCATAGTTAGTATCATTGTTGGCACAGTACTCACTAAGCATGTCTGCTGTTTTAGATATGGAGTATGTTTGTGCTAAGTGGAATGGCGGTGATAAGAACCTATCTGGATCACCTTCCTCTAAAGTTTCGACAACCCAAGAAGGAATAGTTTGCTTGGAGGTTTTTCTAAGTAGAGTATTCTTTATATGATCTATTGTTCTTTGTAGTTCTATATTAGATAGCTGATCTTCCAATACTATTACTTTTGGGCTATAGCAGGAAATTAAGGACTTTTTTAATTTTTCTGGGCAAAAATTTATGCTCTTTTCTGGTGACTTATTGGCTGACTTGGCTCTAGGAGGATACCAACTTGAAGTCCATGAGTGTATAAAGAAGTCTACTTCACAGCCATCTACATTAAAAAAATCAAGAGTATTTCTATAACACTCTTCAAAGTTGCGTGGCATGCCAGAAATGCAAACCGCTATCCTAATTTTAGAATCCAAATATCATCTCCAGATTGTCAAAAAAGAAATTAAACTCTATCTCAAATTCAATTTCTCCATTATCATCCACAAAAACTTCAACAAAATCGGGCTTCTCTATAGATAGTCGCTGAAGATTCAAGAACAACTCCCCATCATAGTTCTCATTCATTTTTCTTTATATCTTTTAGTATCTCTCTTATAGAGTCTACTTCTTTCTTTATCATTGGCCTAACAACTGATTGGACTTCATCTTCAAACTCATTTGACATAGCTTGAAGAAACATCTCAATTTTCATAGCATTATCGCTACTTAACATAACGTTATATTCCATGAAGCGTTCTAATTCTTTGACATTCTTATTTAATTTGTAATTACTATATCCTAAGCATCCTATTCCTACTGCAAGCATAAGCAAGCAGAGTACTTTTAGCTTATTCATTTCTTCCATCCGTTTCGGATTAGTCTTAGAGAGTTAGCTCCAAGAAATTTACTAATAGTAAGATCGTCCCATCCGACTGATTTAAGGTGGGCTGTGATTCTGGGTAACTGACCCATGTGTATAATTTCATCTGGAGGATCGGTGAAGCCATCAAAGTCTGTGCCTATAGCAGGAACATCTGATCCAGCTACATTTATAATATGGTCTACTGTCTGTTCTATATATTTTAATCCAAGTTGAGTGTCTACAGGGGAGATCCAATAGTTCATAAAGATTATACCGGCAACTCCTCCATGATTGCCAAGCCACTTTAGTTCCCAGTCTTGTAAGTTATAGGTTAGCCTATTTACTTCAAACGCTCCAACATGACTCGCAAAGATGCACTCTTCAGCATGGTGATGTTCTGCTATCTCATAAATTCTTTTTCTAGCCTTGAGGGTGCAGTGAGATATATCTAATAGCATCCCTAGCTCAAACATCTTTTCGACAACTGCTTCTCCAATATCCGTTAGGCTCTTGTCCTCATCCCATTTACTGAGGAGACTTTCCCAACTTCCGTGGCTCAGGGCGTATTCAGGCCACGGGAATACTGGAGGTGCGCAATCGTTCTCATAGAAGTGAGCTAGGGTAAGATATGCAACGCCCTTATTATAAAAATGTTCTAGGTTAGTTAGTGCTGTATTTAATTTTTCTTCATGTGTAATATCGACATCATGTGGATTTGGTTGTGCTGAGTTAGCTTGCAAAGAATGTGCGCCTTCAACAGAGTGTATCAGTGCTAAACTTCCATTCTCAATCGCAGTATCTAAATCGGAAACAGATTTACAGACCGCAATTTTTCTATTTTTTGAATCTTTGTTCCATTCTGTTGCCTGAGATTCCATTTCATCTAATACATTCATGGTTGCGTCAAAATAGGATGCTTCGTAAATCTCTTTTCGGACATTAGGGGCTAACTTAATTAGCCACTTCGCAAGAGACATGTCCTCATACCATCCTCCTTCAGGAATGAAAGCTGTTGAAAGCATAACGTCAAGACCACCTTCCATAAGTCTAGGAAATGTAGTTCTATTTGCTAGAGGCCAGAACTTTCTCTTAAAAAGTCCCATTAAGAATTTTTCTTTAGCTGAACCCATATTACGATGAAAGATTGATGCCTTGATAGCGGAATGACAGTGTAGGTCAACTACGGTTGAGTTTGAATGAAGTTCTTGTGGAGTCATGATTATTCCTATTTTGTTAGTATTCTTCCTTTTGAGGTTTTAGCCACATAACCTTGACGGATAAGGAATGGCTCTATCTTTTGTTCTATTGTCTGTCGGTCGATATTCAGTGCGCTACACAATGTATTTACACCGATGGCGGTGCCTTTCGGCAACTTTTCTAGCACTGCAAGGTAGTCTCTATCTACAGGATTTAGCCCATTCTCATCAATACCCTGCATTTCAAGGGCTTCAGTGACCTGAGACTTATGCAAACCGCTAAGATTTTTTGCTATTTTATAATCTCTTACCCACTCAAGAAAATTATTAGCTATTCTGGGGGTTCCTCTGCTTGCTTTTGCAATAACTTCTATGCCATCATTGCATATATCAACATTTAGTTTATCAGAATTCATAATAATTAATTCAGCTAAATCATCGACACTGTAAGGACGCATGAAGTGTTTTAGTTTGAACCTATCTAAGAATGGTTGAACAAGATCACCCATCTCTGTAGTGGCTCCAACTAGAGTAAACTTCGGCAGATCAATATTGATAGTCTCTCCTTGACTGTTCTTCGTGGCTGGAATAACAATATCCAGTCTGAAGTCCTCAATAACAGTGAGCATATATTCCTGTACTTTACGATTCATCCTATGTATTTCGTCTATGAATAGGATAGACCCTTTTTCCATCTTCATTAGATATGGAAGAATGTCTTTATTATTAGATATAGCAGAGCCATTAGCTATCTCTATCTTAACTCCAAGCTCATTAGCTAAAGCTCTCGCAAGAGTTGTCTTTCCTAATCCTGCGCCGCCATAAAAAAGACAGTGTTGTAATACAGAGCTTCTAGCCTTCACTGATGCTATTGATACTTTTAAGTTATCAATAATATTTTGTTGGCCTATCAGATCATCTATTCTAGTTGGTCTTAGCTGGTTCGACATTTTTTTAAGCATCCTTTGATAAGTTCAGCCACTGAAATTCGTTCATGATATACTTTTTCTATCAGTGAGGTGGCTTCGGTTAGAGTGAAACCCATTTCCTTCAAAGCTAGTCTAGCTGAGTTTACTGTGGGATCAATTTGTTTTTTAGTTGTTACTTTTCTCTTCTTCTTAGACTTTTTAAATAGTGGAGGAATGGTAAGTCTCTGACTGCACTCAGGACATACATGATTGATTGCTTTGTTTTGAGGAATCTGTGTATTGCTTAGCCTGAAATGTAGATAGCAATTTGGACACTTATAGTCAATGTCCATCTGAATCCTTGCGATATGAGCTTCCAAAACTATTCTCCTTATCTTTATTCAATCGACCTATCTTGGATAGGACATAAGTAGGGCGTGCAGGAATCGAACCCGCATCAGAGGCTTAGAAGGCCACTGTTCTATCCGTTGAACTAACGCCCCGTATGTTTACTCGTCGTCTTCTTCTACTATCATACCATCCCCATCGACAGTAATCCAGCCACATCCCTCACATAAACAATAATATCGCTCTCTTTTTCTAACGATACCAGCAAAGTCGTTATTACTGGCGTTTTCCTTGCCGAACATATCTACTGTGCATTGATAACAAAAATTAGCCATTTTAGACTCCTAATAAGATTATACTGGGACTATCTGCATCCCAAACAATGGGATAGTAAAAGCTCCACCAGTGTAAGTGTAAACTGCCGCTGCCGCCAATGACTTAGCAAGTATAGCTCCGAAGCTACTCAGGACAGCAACCAAAGGAGTGCAGTTCATGAACGCATAATATATATAGTATAAGTAGCAAGTTATACCACAAAGGAATAAAAAGATGAGTCCTCCACTAATTCCTTCATCTTGAAATACAGCCGCAATCACCCAGTAATAAAAAATAACATGAGCTATTGCCGCCGCTATACCAAGCAGGGCTAACAAACTTCCAAATAAAACTTTAGCGAGTGCGGCACTGGATACAACCGCCAATATCAACGACATTAACATTAGTGATAAACCGAACACACCAAAAAACAAAAGTCTCTTCTGTGATTGTTCTTTTTTAACAGCTTCTTTAGCCTTTTCAAAATCATAGAATGATTTCCAGTTATTCATTTTAATAATCCTTACAAAAAAAGTTATAGATAAGGAAGCTAATCGCTATATAAAGAACATAAGAGTCTGTCATCTGCTCTATTAAATGCTTATGCTCAAACAGCAGCACCATTCTTTCGGTACTACTCATGGCTATGCTCGTAGTAATCGTCTTTTAGCTGGTCTAAATTTCTGCTCAAACACTTCATAGCTTTGTTAATGTTGTAGCCCAAATATAAAGCCCAAGCCGCTGATGTCCCTGTGATCGTCCATAAAATAATTGCTATCGTATCCATTTGTTAGTTCCTTATAAAAAAGTTTAGTAAGTAGACTTGGTAGGACTCGAACCTACGACAAAGGGATTATGAGTCCCCTGCTCTAACCAACTGAGCTACAAGTCCATAGCGACCTCGACGGGACTCGAACCCGCAACCACCGGAT